GGTAAACCCCTTAATAACCCAGTTAAAAGTATAATGATTTTCAAGTCTTTTGTCAAGAAAAATTTTTAATTAAAATTCTTTCTAAAAAAGTATTGACATACAATATGATTATGGTTTATAATATAGCCAACGCATAAAAGAAAGGATATTACATGGAACCAATTACAGCAGAAAAAGCACGTGACATGCGTTATGTCGCTCTAAAGAAGAAAAGGGAAGAGCGGTTCAAGCAAGTTCAAAAATATGATTATTTCAATATTGTAATGAAAGATATTGAAAAAGCAGCCAATGATGGTAAGAATAGTGTAGACTTCTATCCGCATGTATCTGACTTCTACGAAGAAATCATTCAGAGCGGTAGCATCGTTCCTGCCGCAGAGAAAGACTTCACCAATCCACAGAAGGAAGTATTTGCATCCCTTGAAGAGTCTCTTGGCTATGACGTAACACGCAATGAACATTATCAAGTAACTTATTTCCGTGGCGTTGACCGAATTGATATTACGATTAGTAAGTATACTATCTATTGGTAGGCAAAAATGAAGCATACGCTAATTCTAATGTGCGGTGTAACGCAGAGCGGTAAGTCTGTATTTGCAAAGGCAATTCAAGATTCACATGAAGACTGTATGGCAATCAAAAGAGATAATTGCCGCATGTATAATTCAGAAGGAGCCGACACAGTTGACAAGCGCTTTTATAACGCAGTTAACATTGCCTTAAAATCACATCGTTACGTTGTGGCGAATGACCGCAATATCAATCGCGTTGAGCGCGATAAGTTTTTCAACAATGTAAATTACAATGGCTGCGAAGTTATTTGCGTTTGGGTTGAAACTCCACAAAATGTAGCAGTTGCGCGCAATAAGAATCGTGATAAATATCATCGTCTAAGTGAAAAGGAAATTGCAGAAATGTATAGATGCAAAGTTTCGCCACAAGACGATGAACCGTTTGACAAGATTATATTTATTTCAGAGCAGCAAAACTACGCTATCGGCACAAGCAATATGCAAATCTTGCCAATCATTGACCAATTAAAAGCAATCTAGTCTTACAATTGAATATTAAAGTCAACTATGATGAAAGGTCATAATGTTTAAAATTCTTATTTTTATTATTGGTGTAATCATTACGGTTGTAGAAATTGCCGCATGTCTACCTTTCTTCAAAGAAGATAAACATGAAGAGCGTGTTCCACTAGGGCTACGAGCGGTAGTTATCGTGCTTGGTCTAATTGCTATTGGCCTTGGCTGTGTCTACTCACAAGACGTAGGTGAAGTAGTTGTTCTTCGTTCTCTTGGCGGCAATCTAGCTGGGTCTACTACAGATGCAGGCTTTCACTTTACTACGCCTTGGAATGATGTGATTACGTTTGATACACGTAATAACCTAATCAACTTTTACGGTAAAGACACAGAATACTCCTATGATGGTGGTTCTGCTGAGGGTCCTTGCGTAACTGTAAATGATAAGTCAGGTTCTTCTGCTAATGTTGATATTCAGATTAACTATAGCCTTGACCCGAAGACAGCTGAGTATCTTTACACTGAATACGGCACCCAAGAGAACTTCACCAAGAATTATGCAGCTAATGACCTCCGTTCTGTAGCACGTGAAGTTTCTGGTCAATTCGATACCATTACAATGCTAACTGACCGCGCTCAGTATACCAAGGCTGTCCAAAAGGCTCTTGAAAAGAAGTGGTCTAAGATTGGTCTTACTGTTGAGCAGGTAAGCGTTCAGGATATTTCTTATGCTAAGTCTATTACTGACGCGTATGCTGATTCTCAGGCCGCAGAAGTAGAGAAAGCCAAGGCTCAAAACCAGCAGGAAACTGCAAAGATTAAGGGTGAGACTAAGGTTATCGAAGCTACGAAAGAAGCAGAAGCAAACCGTATTCTTAATGAGTCTCTAACTGATAATGTTCTAACCCAAGAGTACATTGATGCTCTAAAGGAAATGTCAAAGAATGGCAATACTGTAGTTGTGCCGCAAGGGTCAACGCCAGTAGTCAATACAAAATAATATAAATTAGTCCCAAAGTTTCTATTGACTTTGGGACTTTTTTGCTATATAATAGACTTAAATAAAATCCAAGAGAAGGAAGAATAATGGGAATTGATGCTATTACAATTATCTGCATCACTGTTCTTGTGATTGCGGCAATTGCTGGGAAATGTTATATGGAGCATATAGCTTTAGAGACTAGAAAGATTCGCGCTAAAGCAAGTCCGCAGCAGAAAAATCTTGACAACGTTCCATACACATACGATGATATTTGGAAGGTCAAGATTAAGTAATGATTTGTTTTGCTATTGGTTTCTTTTTTGGCTACACTGTAGCATGTCTCATGTTTAATTCTAGGGAGTAGTAATGGCAGATTGTCTATTTGTACTATATGTACTTTTTATGTGCGGCTATTCGTATATTGCATTTGCCGCACGTTTTGAAAAGTTTCGTTTTGAAATCTATAAGGCATTTCTTGAAATGTTTTAATTGACTTTTGACTTTATATATAATATAATACAAATATAAAGTCAAGAGACTCCTTGGCAGAAAAGTTATGCAGCGCCCTGCAAAGGCGTTTAAACTGGAGCATTACCAGTAGGAGTCTCTTGACTTTATATTTGAAAGGAACAATTATGCGTGATGTAAATAGAATCTATGATATTCTTGTAAAGTTTCAAGACCTTTGGGAGCAGTACCCTGACCAGCGTTTTGGGCAGATTATCTCTAATTATCTTGTAAATGACAAGGAAGATATTTTCTATATTGAAGATGATGAACTGTCCCAGCGCCTTACTGACCAGCTTTCATTGATTGAGTGGTAAATATGAATGTTTATTGTCTGTTAGATGCTATTGATGATGATATGCGAAATAACTTATATATTTCATTTGCGATGTATAACATTCCTGAAATGAGCACTTTTTCTGTTCCGTTTAATGAATGGATAAAGGAACAACATGACGCGATTTTAAAGGCAGATGTTGTTACTTTCAATATTAAAGTTGATAAGAACTATGGATATTTAATGCTTACTATTCTAATTAATATGTAAAGGATATTATGATTACTCAATATGGTTGCAGCACTGAATTCTGTGAGACAGCAAAGCGTAATGTGATTGACGCATACAAGCAGTGGACTGACGAAGAGATTAAAGCAGATTTGCAGAAGAATCGACTTCCGATTGTCTCCATCTTCATGAATGTCAACTATAATATCAATATCGCAAGTGGTATTCGCGCGAATAATGCGTTTCTTGGAAAAGAAGTCTATATCGTTGGCCGCAAGAAATGGGATAGGCGTGGTTCAATTAGCACTCATAGATATGAAACTGTATATCATGCTGATGATTTCGATGAAGTTCTTGAGATTCTTCATCCTCTTGGATATACTATTTTTGCTGTAGATAATATTCCAGAGTATAATCCGCAGAATATTTATGATGCTGATATTCCAATGAAGTCTGCATTTGTATATGGAAATGAATGTGATGGACTGCCAAAAGAAATCATTGACAAGTGTGATGAAATGATTTATATTCGTCAATATGGCTCTTGCCGCTCATTGAATGTTGCGCAAAGCGCAGCATGTTGCATGATGGAATACTCTCGACGCTATAGGATGAAAGGTTAATATGCGTTATTGCAAGATTCAAACTATTGTAAATGATATTCCATATACTTTATATGGACAATTTGATAATCTTATTTCATATGATGAAATTGAATATTATATCTCCGAAGCGATTGACTTTAACATCGAAGATGATGAAGAAGAACTTGACTTTGAAGTTATGTTGATGGACGATTTTGGCGCAGAGTTTAAATGCGAGGACATGTCCTTAAACGATTGGCTCAATACTGTCATTTGTGATTACAAGCATGTGCGTCCTATCCTTCAAATCTATGTTTTAGGAAACCTCATGGATAACATAGTTTCTATATATCGTTCATATGAGGAAGATATTAGTAAAACTCCACAGTATCTTTATCTTAGCGGTGAAGTAAGCAAAGAAGAAGGTCGCAAATATTCTGCTGCATATGTCGTAGCGCCAGACAAACAACGTGTTGAAGTGATTGAGGACGGATGGAAAGACATGCTCGGTCGCATTAAGCGTGACGGTAATATGGGTGGCGTGTATATTAAGACAGGTATCTTTACTGTATTCGATATGCCGCAAGAGGACTATGAGCGATATAAGAAGAATACGGAGCTAGTATTAGATTAAAGGTGGGATTCTATTGAACAACAGTATCCAAGTTAACGTGTCTATTCCTCGTGGTATTGATGCCGTCAATGTGCTAGGCCCATCAGATAGGTATGTAAGGGCAGTAAAAGAGCAAATTGACGATACACTGCGTGTTAATCTTGGACGCTCTAAAGAAGAAAATAATATCGTAATTTTTGGCAAAGAGAAATCTGTCCATCAAGCCCAAGAGGTGTTTGAAAAGCTGATTGAAATTGCCTGCTCAAAGGACGATATTAGTACAGACGAAGTACAGCTTCTTGCCAAGCAGAGTGCAGATGGTGGTATCTTTGATAATTCTGATTCTTCTACCACTATTCTTAAATATGGTAAGAAAGAAATCAAAGTACGTACAGAAGGTCAACTTGAATACCTTAATAGTATGAGACACAATGCTATTACTATTTGTATTGCACCTCCGGGCGCAAGCAAAACATACACAGCTGTATGCTATGCGCTGTCTCAGCTTATCAACAAGAATGTAGATACTATCGTCATTTCTCGCCCAATGGTTTCAGCAAAAGGCGAAGCAGATTTAGGAGCGCTGCCTGGCACTGCCGATGAAAAGTTTTCACTATATGCACTTCCTATGATGGATGTATTTGAACGAGTTCTCGGGCGTGAGAAACTTGATTCATATATTGAAAAAGGTAAAATCAAAATGCTGCCGCTAGGGTATATGCGCGGATGTTCTCTATATAAAACTTTCCTTCTCGTGGATGAAGCAGAGAATATGAATATGATTTTAGGAAAGCTCGCAGTTACGCGTCTAGGCGAAGATTCTAAGATTGTCCTGTGCGGAGACTTGGTTCAGCAAGACTCCAAAGGCGAAAGCGGTCTTGAATATCTTGCCAATAGTCTAAAAGATGTATCTGGTATCGGCGTAGTGCGTATGACAGAAGCAGATGTTGTAAGGCACGCTCTTATCACTAAAATGCTAAATGCTTTTGCCGCATACGATGAAAAATAATTATTGACTTTTGAATTATTTTATTCTATAATATATTTAGTTTAAGAAAGGATGCGGTCATATGAATTGGAACGATTTATCACCAGAAGCAAAAATCTATATTGAGTTAAGCCCTGTAGAGTTTGCAAAAACTTCTATGGCCGCTTCTATTTCTCTATTGGAGAATGCCAATAGCACTAAAGAGTATGAACGTATTATCTCAAATTGTGTAAACTTGCTTACACTATGCGGCAAGTCGATTGGCTATCATCCTAATTTTACTTTTGTGAAATAAAATTCTTGACACTGGATACATCTTATGATATTATATATAATATAAGATGTGAAAGGATTTAATAAATGGCTGAGTTTAGTAAGCATGATATGAAGATGTTTGATTTGGCGCGAAAGGCGGCACTGGAATCTACATATGAACCTTTCAAACTCGGGGCGGTAATCTCATACAAAGGACGTGTTCTTGCTACTGGTCATAATAGTCGCAAGACCAATCCTTTGCAGAAAAAGTATAATCGTAAATATAGGACTTTTAGGTATAATGGAAAGCCTATTCATGATTATTTGCACGCTGAAATGGATTGTTTGCTAAATATTCCAAAGTGTATTGATATAAATATCAATTATAGCAAGGCAAACATTTATATTTATCGTATCTCGCCCGGCAAGCCACTTCTTATGGGCAGAAGTTTTCCTTGCGCCGCATGTCTTAACGCTTTGCGAGACAAAGGAATTCGCCATATCTATTACACAGATGATAATGGTTTGGCTTTTCAAGAACTTTACTAAGGTGATAACATGTTGATTGTAACTATAGGAATTGTTTCTATTTTTCTTTTTTCTGTATACGCATATTACTATGGAAAGCGATTTAAGTAATGAATTGTATTATTATTCCTGACAAGGAAATGAATTCATACATTACAAAGCTCAATCCGAATTTTGTATTTGTATGGTGTGAACAGTATACTACCCTTGTAGATTTCGTTAATGGCAAGCGCGTTCCTGTTCGTGATACATACGATGCAATTGTTCCGCATTTTATTCTCGCATATGGCGATGATGAAGCTAAGAAGACTGTTGGTGATGCTATACTGCACCATAATTTAGCAGAAGCGACTCAAATTTATCACGACACTAGTCGCAAGGTCTATATCATCACTTATTAAATATCTCCCCGTAACTCAAGAGCACAGAGCCAAGTCTTCTAAACTTAATCATGCGAGTTGGAGTCTCGCCGGGGAGTCCACATATAATATCTCTTAATGAGATTTTATATATTAGACAGTATTTTTCTTCGAAAGGATTTATTGTGAAAATTCGTGACTGGGACGAACTTGAGTATAACGATGATGATACTTTTGAAAAGTTTTCCCACAAAGCAAAGCTAATTCGTCAGCGCAAAGACGATACTTACAAGGCAAAGCGTAAGGAAAAGTTAGAGCGCATGGAATTTGAAGAAAATGCTACAAAGGGAGAGGACTAGTTCCTCTCCCTTTTTTTGTAGAAAAAAATATTTGCCGCACAGTTATATATATGATATAATATTATTAAACCAAGAGAGAGGAAGACAAATGAACGAAATCGATATGCTGCGTAATAGCTCGCTTGTGCGCGAGAAGCATCTTGCAAATGGAATCTCGTCTTTTAATTTCTCCAACAAGTGCTTTTTCAACCAAGCATGGGACTCCATCAATGTAAAGGCGCGCGGACTTTTCGTGAAAGATAATAAGGTTGTTGCACGTTCGTACAACAAGTTCTTCAACATCGGAGAGCGTCCTGAGACTGAAATGGATAGCCTACGCGAGAACCTTGTGTTTCCTGTGTGCGCATATGTCAAGTCTAACGGATTTCTTGCGATGATTTCTGCCGACCCGACCGAGGACGGTAAGCTGTTCATCGCATCCAAGAGCACGAATGAGGGAGATTTCGCAGGATATATCCGTGACGTTCTTGACAAGACGTTGACCACTGCACAGCAGGAGGAATTCGCAGAATATCTGCGCAAGAATGACTGCACTGCTGTCTTCGAGTGCATTGACCCAATCCATGACCCGCATATCGTTGAGTATTCGCATCCTCACCTCGTGCTTTTGGACTTGGTGTACAATGATTTCAACTATAGCCATGCGGGGTACTATACCCTTATTGATGTAGCTGGACATTTTGGATTCTATTGCAAGGTTCTTAGCAAAGTCATTGCTAACTGGCAGGAGTTTGAATCTTTCATTGACAAGTGGGCCGCACGTGCATACATCGAGGGCTTTGTCTTCGAGGATGCAGACGGATTCATGGTGAAATATAAGACCCCTTGGTACAAGAACTGGAAAAAGGCTCGTGGAGTTTTGCAGCAGGTTTGGACTGGACGTGATATTGAGACTATCAAAAATATCAAGACCAAGCTGGCATTTGAACCTCGTCTTATGGATGCAATTCCTGAGTTCGTGGAAGAGTGCCGCGAGCAAGGTCGAGGAACTTGCCCTTCGGTAATCGAGTTGCGTAACTGGTTTGAAAATTAATCTTGACGATTGGCTATATCATATGCTATAATTATGGTATAGCCAAGAGAGAGGAAAAGATATGATGGCTTCTTATAACACTGCTATTCTGCACCTTGCAAACTATTATCTTGAGCATCATGATGATATTTCCGGGTATTATCTTGATGGTGCAATTGATATGATTCACAACATCTATGGCGTGCGCGTAGAGCGAGTTTCCGCAGATATGTATAAGATTGCCGACATTTTGATGGAGGACTAACAATGCTGCACATGGACAATTCTGTGGGCAATCCAATGATGCTTCTTGCTTCTGAGGAAGAAATGGAGCAGAAGGTCGATGCTGTAATCCAGACTATTGAAACTGAATATGACGGGCGTGCTTCTGCCGATATTGTCTATGACCTCTTGGATTCTTATGAGGTTGAGACTTCCGATTTGCCGCAATGGTTGTGGAATCGTTTGGCCGCATATCTTTAATGATTTTTAGGGTGATTGTCTCTTGACAATTGCCCTTTTTTGCTATATAATATAAAATAGGTTATTATGAAAGGATGATATATGATTAAATTGGCAATTCCATTTCAATTGAATGGCGAATTGAACGATGAAATCAAAGAGTTTAACATTCTCTTTTACAAATCTCGCAATTCAATTGAAGACCTTATTGACTTTGTGCAGGAGTATGAGGATACTCGCATCAATCTTGAATTCCCAGAAGGTATCCATATGCCTACAGTCAAGTCAATTAACAAAGTATCAGACAAGATTTATATCCGCGTAGCGCCAACAGATATTACAAAGGCCGCAGAACTTAAAGAGAACTCATATAAGTTTTTCTTTAATCAAGATATGAAGGTTCCAACTTATTCTTGTCTTGAATCTTTTATCAATCTAGGTGTATCTGATGTATATATTGCTGATGATTTATGTTATAATCTAAAGAATGTACATGACATTTGCCAAGAGAATAACGTTCAAATGCGTCTAATTTTAAATCAGGTGCCATCAATGACACTTGACCGTGGTATTAATCCAAAGGCTCCCATTTTCATGCCAAAAGATATGGATATTATCAATCCATACTTTGATGTTTTTGAATTTGAATGCGGCCTGCCATATGATTGGGCAAAGTTTGATGTCTTATATCGTGCATGGTTTATCAACAAGTATTGGCATGGTCAAATGAGCGAAATCAACGAAGATATAGATATGGACTTTCATTGTGACGCAATTCATCCAAGTTTCACCGCAAGCAAGATTGGCTGCGAACGCCGTTGCTGCAAGCGTCTATCAAATCATTGTAATAAGTGTGAAGATTTTCTGTCTCTTGGCGAAGTCTTAAAAAAGAAGCAAATCCGTTTTACAAATTAACTAATTGGGCAAATGATTATAATCTTTTGCCCACATTTTTTATATATTTTTAAGCAATCGTCTTGTCGTATAGGAATAGAAAGAGGAATTATCCGAATGAAATTCATTAAAAACAAAACGAAAGCATTGGCTATGTGTCTATCCGTAGTGGCACTCGCTGGCGTGACAAATGCTTTTTGTGTGAATGAAGCAGATGCAATCATCGTTAATGACGAAATTACAAATGCGGCAGTCCGTACAACTACACTTGATGCTATGATTCCATATAAGGAAGATGGGTACGATAACGCTCAGACATGGCTAGTGGATAAATGTAATATGAAAGACTCACAGTTTGATGAAGTCATATACATTATTCAAAATTACGGAGACTATCTTGAACAGAATGATATTCTAGAGATTCAAGATATTATGGAGAAGCAATCTGTTTGCGACACTATTACAGAGTTAAGGCAGTATAAAGCTCGACTTGATAGCTGGAAACAGTATGGTGCAGATAAGAAACAGAAAGCACTCCAAGAGAAGAAAGAAGCAGAAGAACGTGCGGCTCAAGAAGCTGCTGCTAAAGCGGCTGCGCAGGCAAACTACCAGAATCAGCAATCTAGTTCATATAGCGCTCCAAGTTATTCATATGCTGATTACTCTTGGAACGGTTCAGCGCGTGACTTCATCGTTTCTAAAGAAAGTGGCGGCAGTTATAGTGCCACCAATGGACGCTACTATGGCGCATATCAGCTTGATATTTCCTATTTGAATGGAGACTTGTCGCAGGAAAATCAAGACAGGGTTGCTGAACAATATGTGTCAAATAGATATGGTAGCTGGGAAAATGCGGCCGCACACTGGCAGTCTCATGGTTGGTACTAAAATATTTTCAATAAAATAGTTGACTTCTAGAAAAATATTTGTTATAATATTAACGAAGTTAAAGGAACAAAAGAATTAAAAGGAGAATAGTAAATGACAGAATCTTATGGTCTAAACTTTAATCTAGCTATGACAACGAATGAGGATGGTGTTATAGACCTCGGTGTACATGTAACTGATTCTGATGGCCTTGACCTAGACCATAAAGCTAGTGGCAAAGATGCTATGAAGGTTATTGATGAGCTAACTAGCACTCTTACGCGCGAGCTTATGACTGTATCCAATGGCCGCAAGCAGAAGAAGGATAAGGAGCAGGCTGAGAAGATTAAGAAGGAGCGCGAAGAGCGTGCGGCTAAGCTCGCTGACCTAAAGTCTCAGGCTGAGAAAATCAAGAAGCAGATTGAGGAAATCGAAAAGGACACTAAGGATACAAAGACTGTCCGCACAAGCCGTCCTTCCTATGAGTCTCTTCTTGACCAAGATTTCGCTCGTCTGCTAAAGCTATTTAGTTAAAAAAAAGTTCTTGCCAAGAGGTTTAAGAAGTTATATAATATAGTTAAAGAAAGAGAGAGGAAGGTATCATGGATTTGTTTGTCAAAGATAAATATTACAATATTGACTCGAAGCGCGACTTGGACGTTTGCTTGAAAGAGAACGGCTTCAACTATGATGAATTAGAGTCCGTGATGCTTTCCTATCATGAAGCATAGTACGCAACTGGTGTTGAAGGTCTTATCGGCGATGATTTGTACGAGGTTCAGCACGCTATCAACTCTGAGCTGAGTGACTTGGAAAACGAGATTAAGAATCTTAATGGTCGTTCGTGCAAGAATAACACTCGTGCGGATATTGCAAATCGACTTAGTGATATTTACGCCAATCTTATGGACTTAAACCTTTCCCGTCAGGTGTATGACAGGGACACGCTGTAAGGAGCTTTTTATGGGACAGGATATTCATGTTTATCTCGCTAGGAAGACGAGCGAGTATGCTCAGAAGAATGGATGCGAAAAGTATTATCCAGTAGAGCTGTATACTAAGTATGACAACGACGGTGCTGTTTCGTATGAGTATGCAGACCCTTATTGTGGCCGCAATTATGAGCTGTTTTCTTGGCTCATGGACGGTAATGGACGCACATATGTAGATGAAGCTGACCATCCTATCGGTAAGTATCTTGAGTATGATGGTCTTGTGCCGCGAAAGATTCTCAAAGAGTGGGAAGACTGGGAAGAGAGTGGCGCATATGGATATAATGTTGTCACGCTTGCTGATATTATTGACCATTATAATATGATTGACTCTCACAAGTATGCAGTTAATGATATGCTCGGAAGTCATTCCTCTAACAATGAACTTAAAGATAGTGTCGGTGATTTCATCGAAGACATTAAGCGTTATTGTAGCATTGAAGGAGCATATTATCTAACTCCGCAGGATATTCTTGTTGTCTATTGGTTTGACAGTTAAAAAAAGTTCTTGACAGACGTTATACCAATATGGTATAATAACTTTAGTTACAAAATAAAAGTTCTGGGCAAAAAGTTATAATTTTTGTTGCGCAACTTTTATATTGTAATAGTGGTGTTAGAGCCTGCAAGATTTCTAGAGTATTGCAGGCTCATTTTTCTTTTAACATTCTGAGCAGGAATCGCCTAGCGGTCGATGGCACGGGTCTTGTAAGCCCGCTTCTTTACGAACACGTCAGTTCAAATCTGACTTCCTGCTCAGAGTGCTAATCTTAGACACTCTCCAAGTGATAAGTAGAGCGAACTTTGAATTCGTCTGTGCTTATCCCAAGTCAATTTAGCGGTTTGGGCAGTCGCTATATAAATTTGTCCATTTTCTGCTCATAGCGCAATTGGTAGAGCTCAAGTTTTGGGAACTTGGGGTTGCTTGTTCAAGTCAAGCTGAGCAGACCATTGGTTCTTCATCTAGTAGCTTAGGATGCCACACTCTGAATGTGGTCACGGGAGTGCGAATCTCTCAGAACCAGCCAAAATAATTAAAAAATTACTTGACAAACGCCGAGTAATTTTGTATAATATAGTTAACAAATCGTGATGGTGAAGATTCGGGTTCGACTCCCGGACAGGCCGAGTTAACGGCGGTTAGTTTAATTGGTGAGAATAGCACCTAGCGATTGTGTTATATCCAATGCTTGGGGAGAGGTTATCGCTGCAAGGTAAATGTCTCCCGACTTCTATAGTCTTTTGCAGGGACTATAGATTAAAGGGTTGGCGGTTTTCCCAGTTTGAAACCGTCCACGTGATTATATTATCTTGCTTGCAAGATTTTATATATGCCGTCTCTGTAGCCGTAGACAATGCGGGCCAGCGCATACTTGAAAAGAAGCGCCTAGGGGAAGAGGAATCTGGTATATTTTGGTAGTTTTCAAACCTCGGCAGATGTGAAAACTATCGTTTTAATTGCGGAGTGGTGAAAAGGTATCACAGTTGTTTCATATGCAACAGTTTCAAGTTCGACTCTTGACTCTCGCGACCTCGTTATAAAAAATTATTTGACAAACAGTTAAATAATTTGATATAATATATCTAGAAGGAAAGGGAAAAAGGATAGTCAACAGTACCGTCAACAAACCAGTGACCCTGCGGCTTATTGCCAACACCCAAAAGTGTAATGCTCAGTACGCTGTTAGGTTTGACCATTTGTTTTCTTCTAGTATAGTAAACCAAGAGAAAGGTAAGAAAGTATGGCACAATCAATCGAGACGATGGAGCAGCGTTATCAGATGCTTATCAATCGCAAAGGTAAGAACTCAGAGAATGTCGGCATCATGCGCAAACTTCGCCGCAAGATTAACAAGGCAAAGCAGGGTGTCATTCTTTCTTAATTAGTAATTTGATATGCATGACGAGAATTCAGTTACTTCTTGAAGACAATTTTTATTTTAAGGATGCGGTACGCCGCACTTATAGTCTGAATTCAATTTTTCCGCATATTTTTCTTGACTTCGGGTTTATATTATGATATAATATATATAAACCAAGAGAGAGAAGGAAGTTATGAAAAAGTTCGTTATCTGCCGTGAAAAGACTTGCGGCATCTATTCGATTCGTGTCAATACTGATTGCTCTGTTGTTCGTTTTGAAATTATCAAGAGCTTTGATACGTTTGAAGAAGCTGACGATTATCTTCATAATGTCCTTTTATCTAAGTAATTCGTTCTATTGGAGTGTAATTCAGTTGGTAGAATGTTGTTAATTCAACGTGTCGCAAGTTCGAATCTTGCCGCTCCAATAGAACAAAACGTGGCTTATCTACCCTGCTGGAGTGTAGCTTAATGGTAGAGCACGCGGCTGTTAACCGCGCTGTTGTAGGTTCGAGTCCTACCATTCCAGCAGAGTAGATAGCTACTCAATTTATCCAAAAGCAGAAAAGGAGCTTTGTAAATGCCGTATCTTTATAAGGGTGAAGTATTGGCAACTAAATACGATTATATTCCTGACGATGCGGCTAATGCTCCCGCTCGTAAAAAGAAAAAGACAGTGAAGAAAGCCAATCATAAGCACACTTATGATAAGAGTATTGTTATCAATTACTTTGATAAGCATGCTGGCACATGGACTTATGCTTATAGGAACGTTTGTACTATTTGCGGTCGTATCGGCGATTTTGTTGACAACGAGGGAATTATCAAAAAGACTTTCCCGCATGTCAATCCAAGCTGGTTTGGTTTCGCTGTTGCTTTTGGATATAATGATGAATTTGCTGAATTTACCGAGTGGTCAAAGACTTGGTATCCTCTAATTATCTGGAAAGACTACCAGCCTTTGAATGACAAGTTTATTCCAGACGAGTTTTTTGACCAGCTTGGGATTCAGAAACAGACCAATTAAAGATATACTAGTATGCCTTATCTTGGGTTGGCGAAAATTCGGTATACGCACTATTCCCAAAAAATAGCGCCGAAAGGCATTCGGGTTCGACTCCCGAACCCAAGACAAGGCATACTAGAAGCATAAAGGAGGAAAATGCTATTAGACAATAATAAAAATAGAGGTAGGGCTGGAATGTCAGTGGCTATTGCATATTATGGTTCTAATGGCTATACTGTCTCTCTTCCTTTGTCTGATACACAGTGGTATGATTTAATTATTGAAAAAGATGGCGTCTTTCAAACTGTACAATGCAAATGTACAACGTCAAAAGATAATACTATATCTTTAAGAAGTTGTGGTGGCACTAATGGAAAAGAATATGATAATGTAACAAACCATCCTGTAGATTTATTATTTTGTTTAAATGGTACAACTGGTTTAATGTATTCTATACCAGTAAACAAAATTACGAATAAATCCCATATAAAGTTATATTCTGATATAACTGAGTGCCACAGTGGATATTTTGATACATATCAGTATATCGTACACTTGTAAATCTTCTGTCTTAGACTGGCTAGGGGCGGTACCTAGATGCGGCACCAACGTTTATTAAATGCGTGATTAAGATTCAGTTACTTCATTAATTTTGATATGTTAATAATTAGACACTGAATCTAACTTTTCAGCATTTATCTTATTTATTATAATGCGTGATAATAAATCAGTTACTTCATTCTGGAAAAATGTACTCGCTGGTTCGACTCCAGCTCTGTGTCGGTTGCACGTTTAAACTGATTTAACCTTTTCCCGCATTCATTTTATTAAAGTAGGCGATACGTGATAATGTTTCAGATACTTCAAATCTCCATTCTGAGCTGATTACTCAAACTGAAACACCTATTTCCGTATCGCTTTCTCTTGTGCGGCAAGTGATTAGTAAAGAGTTACTTCGTCATATGTTCAAATAAGAGCAGCTTTCATTAGAAAGAGGCAAACCCAACCTACACTCTTTACACTTTTTCCTTGCCATTATTTGTAAACCCCTTTCTCGCCTATATAGTGTGCGAGCTATATAGACGCAAATGTGCGTGATTATTATTCAGTTACTTCATATAGCAATTTTTATGACATCCAGCACTGAATAAACTTTTTCCGCACATTGATATTTTTGTAGGGACTCTCTTGAGTCCCTATTTTTTTTGTTGACTATTGGCTATATATTATGTTATAATATATTTAAGAAATCGAAAGGAGATTCAATGAGCACCTTTGTAATAAGTGATACTCATTTTTCACATCAGAATATTATTAAGTTCTGTCCAGAGTCGCGTCCGTTTGATACGGTCGAAGAAATGAATGAAGCTATTGTCAAAAACTGGAATACCGTTGTATCTCCTGATGATACTGTCTACCATCTTGGTGATTGCTTCATGGGACAACTTGAGACTGTAGCTGAGTATGGTTCTCGTCTTAACGGCAAGATTCATGTGATTCCCGGCAATCATGATACCAAGAAGCGCATTGCAGAAATGGAAAAGCTCGGCTGGATTATCGAAAACAAGGTATCTTGCCTTGATTATAACGATGTCAGTTTCATTATGATTCACGAGCGTCCCGAGGAAATGCGTGGAGACAGCGCCAATGTAATTCTGTATGGTCATGTCCATGATGCGGCTCCTAAGGGCCTTGTTGATTGGACATATCATGTAGGTGTTGACACGAATAACCTTACTCCTGTCAACATCCATGACATTTGGCTCGATGTCCAGCAGAAGAAGATTGAGCTTGGAGAGTAAACATGGAAGTCAAGCATAAGGTGCAAAGGATTTGTGATAATTGTAAATATTATCGAGGACGCTCATGCTATCGTTTCCCGCCTAATGTAATTATTGACCCAACAGATTATAATGTCTATACAGTTCATCCTTCACCTCAAAGTGGTGACAGGTGCGGCGAATGGGCAATTCATCCTAAATTGGAGAAACATGAGTCTGACTAAAGAAGAATATGAAATTTCATGTGAAGGATTAAGCCATTGTCCGCAGCATTGTGAAGGTCGCAATAATCGCGTAAGGTATGATTTCTTTCCTTGCGTTTGCAAAGGTCAGATGCACGATGTTATTGGTGAATCTTGTTTTCAGTTTTGTGATGTAAATTCTGACCATACATGCGGCGAATGTGTTCATTGGTTAGGTGACGTTACTTCAAAAGGAAAGCGCCATGAGAGATTCGGTTCGTGCTTCTATAGAATCGGCCGTGTTGGAGCTTGGTGGCCTACATGTTGCCCTAAGTTTGTAAAAAGTGTTACTGATATAAATAGTTATGATTTCATCGAAGATTATGTTTTTCAGCAGACAGGAAAGAATGATTCTTCGCATGAATGCCGTGAAGCACGAATGGCCGCACGTGAACTTTGGAGACAGAAGTATGAGTGAAATGTGTAGTATGCACCTTAATAAAATGACTGCTATGATTTTTGATTTCATTGTATATCTTAGTCAGCAAAAGGATATTGAAAAGATTGTCGATGAACTTAAAAAGGTTGACCGTGCTGTTTTCTGTGAGCTTGTTGTAAATGCTATGGAAAAGAATCCTTCTCATACTAGCACTTATTGTGCTGAGCAGTTATGGAATATGGCTCCACTTACATCTTTAGCTCTCTTGGATTGGCTTAATAATTTCAACGAATTTTATGCTTAATTTTTCTTGACTTTTGGTTAAAAGATATGCTATAATATAGTTAAAGAAACCAAGAGAAAGAAGAAATAATGGTTGAAGCTACTAATATCTGTGGCAATTGCAAATATTATGAGTCTACAGACCTTTGGTATCTAGGTATTTGCCGCAAGCATCTGATTGAAGATGAACCTGAAAAGGTATGCGTCAATGATTGGATGTGCAATGATGGCGAGTATGACGAAGAGGAATACAATGGAGATTAGTGAATCTGACCGTGACGCATATCTTGACCTGCTTTATGACATGTATGATGCCGACTTGGTTGATGTTGCTTTAGAGACTCTTGGTAAGCATGAGCTGTTTGACGGTATTCCCGCCATGCTTAAAGATTATTATTTTGACGAAGATTATTAAATGAAAGTAGCTGTTACGAATTTTAAAACTTTTGAAGGAAATTCCGGCGATGTGTGGAAGTATGTCTTTACAAAAGAGGATATGGTGGCCGAAGCGGTTTTATATAAGTATAATAGCTACTATGATAGAACTGTAATTTGCTGTAGTGTTATGAGTGGTTGCCCTGTTGGATGTCGTTTTTGCGGCACTGGCTCTAAGTTTGTTAGGAATCTTACTGCTGATGAAATTGTAGACTAGATTGTAACTGTCTTAACTGATAAAGGTTTAATTAATGACATTAACGAAAAGTGTAAAAAGTTACAGTTTATGTTTATGAGCATGGGCGAGCCTATGTTAAATTGGACAGAAGTTGAGAAAGCAATTATCAATCTTCACGAAAAGTTTAGTAATGCTCAATTATTGCTTTCTACTATTGGATGCGATAATGATGAAACTTTTGCAAAGATGATTGCTTTATCTAAAAAGATAGATAAAATCGGCCTACAATTTTCTATCCACAAGTCCAATGATGCAGAGCGGAATGTGTTAATTCCATTCAAGAAGAAGATGAATCTTCAAAAGATTAGGGATGCTGGAACTGTTTGGTGGAAAGAAACTGGTAGACATCCGTTCTTAAATTACTGCATTGATGAAACCAATAATGGAGATAAGAACTTTAAAGAACTTACAGACCTGTTTTCTCCTGTAATCTTTAATTTTACTTTTAGCGTAGTTTGCGCATCTGATGAAACTATGAAAGATGCGGCGTTTAGAAACTTAGATGTTATTAAGAAGTTTCAGAATAAGTTCTTAGAAAAGGGTTATAATGTAAGGACATTTGACCCAGCTGGTCAAGATGATATTGGTGGTGGATGCGGCCAGCTTTGGTATGTTCAGAAGTGGCTAAAGTCTCACTAATAATTTAAAAAGCAGTTACTTATTAGATTTATATTCTAAAGATTGCATGGACGATTAGCTCAGTTTGGCTAGAGCGCTGATTGATACGCAAGAGGTCATTAATTCAAATTTAATATCGTCCATGTAAACTTTGGATTATAGTTTATAAAGACCAAGAAAGTGCAAGATTAGTTTAATGGTAAAACAGCAGACTTATAAACTGTATTATCGCCAGATTAGCGAAAATTTTTGGTTCGAGTCCAAAATCTTGCACTATCTTGGTCTAAATTATATAATCGCTATCATGCGATTTTTATATTGTATAATTGAGTAAGCTACTTATTGGAGTAGCTACCATAAGGAAAAGCGAATAAACCTCAGCGCCTGCTTACTCAATATTATTATTGAGGTGGAACTGGGGAAGATATGGCTTTTATTTATGTAATTACAAATGATGTTAATGGAAAGCAATATGTTGGCAAAACTAACTTTTCACTCGAAAGAAGATTTAGAAAACATATTGCAGACAGTAAAAGAGAAAGATGCAATAAGCGTCCTTTATATTCAGCTATGAATAAGTATGGTATTGAACATTTTCATATTGAGCAATTAGAAGAATGTTCTGCTGAAGACTCTTCAAAAAGAGAAGAGTATTGGATTGCTAAATTAAACACATATGGTCATACTGGATATAATGCCACAAAAGGCGGCGATAGTAAAAAGTATTATGATTACAAAGAAATTGCTGAGAAATATTTAGAACTTGGTACAATGTATAAAGTTTGTGAATTTTTTCATTGCGATTATGCCACAGTAAGAGTTGCGTGTAAAGAATGTGGTATAAAAATAACTACGTCAGCTGAGCATTTATCTAAACCAATTATAATGATTGACAAAGAAACAAACAAGCCTTTAAAAACATTTTGCTCTTGTAAGGATGCAGGTAAGTGGCTTAAAGACATAAAGAAATGTCGGCATATCACACAAGTCTGTAACGGCGTAAGAAAAACAGCTTATGGATATAAATGGGCTTGGTTAAAAGATTATCAATAAGATATAACCTAGTTTAAAACAGCGTTAGATACAGAATAATGATAACTCGCAGCGCTTCTTTATAGCGAAACTTGACAAAGAGAGGTCTGATGCTGTTTATATATGGAGATGTGGCGTAATGGTAGCGCAGCACCCTGCTAAGGTGTCGTGGTGAAAGCCATTCCGAGTTCGAGTCTCGGTATCTCCGAGTTTTCCACGCTCCTATTGGCGGTGGCTTTGAAGCTGTGCCGAAAACAGCTTTTGCGGTAGAATAGGCAACGCCGCATATTGGCAGTGGTGTTAAAGCAGCGACCGAAATGAGCAACGACTAGGAAGCAGAGCGCCGCCGCCATAAGGAAGTGGAATCGAACCAGCGTTCGGACTCGCCTCGAAAGCGATGTGTTCCTTAACAGGGAATCTGGAGCGTCACCAGTCACTTCCTCCACACATTATGTAGGGTAACTTCTTTTATAGAGGTTGCCCTATTTTTTTTTATTGACATACAGCTATTTAAAATGATATAATATATTTAAAGAAAAGGCCAAGAGAAAGAATATAAAATGCCTACTTTCATTTGTACCGTATGTCAAAATAGAATTAAAGAACATGGTAGCAAAGTTGATTGTGGATACTATAATGATACTCGCCCAATGATTGAAGATACAACAAAGTTGTACGATAAAAGTTTTCTTTATAGTCGCTTCGTTCATGTAAGGTATAAAAACATAGATACTTGTAAATCAAAGAAAAAATATTCTTGTCGATATGATGCATTGTGTGCGGCAAAGACTGTATTTGTTAATAGTTCTAAAGTTCTTCGCCCATATAAATGTAAGATATGTAAATCTTGGCATTTAACACATGAATGCCAAGATGAATATAATCCAAAGCAGGAATATGATAAAGCAAGAAAAGCACATCGACTTTACGATTAGACATTAAGCCAAAAGAAGGAGATAAACATGGCTAATCTTTATATTCTAGCAGGAATTCCTGGTTGCGGCAAGTCGTTTTGGGCGCATGAGCATAGTGCTGAACTTAATGCCAAAATTGTTTCTCGTGATTATATTCGCTTTGAGTATATGGCAAATGACCCTGATTTTCTTCCTTCTATGGATTACTTTAAGTATGAGAGTGATGTTATTAAGGGTTTCTATAGTCAGATTAACGACAATCTTTGCAATGATATTAATGTTATTGCAGATGCTACTCATATTTCTTGGAAGTCGCTTCGCAAGACCGTTGAGAATTGCGGTAAGAACGCCGACAAGATTATCCTTGTGTACTTCAATCGTGGTCTTGATATTGCTTTGCCGCAGAATGCTAATCGCGGAGGTGTTGAACGTGTACCTGATGATGTTATCAAGCGCATGTGGGCTGGTCGTTATATGCCTGCTCGCGCTAAGGCCAAGGGTTTTGTAGACGAGTATATGATTGTATAGAAGGAGATTAAATGGCAACTCAAATTACGCTACCCAAAGATGCCGAAGGTAAAGAGGTTTCATTAGATACAGAGACGCTATATGACGAGTATGGAGAATCACACCGTGTTGATAACTTTGCATATTTTCCTAAGTTTGCCAATACAGACAATGAGTGGGCAGTTGAATTTGATGGTGTGAATAACGTTAGAATGTTCGTTCATGAAATGTACCTTATTCAACCTGATAGCTGGAAGAAGCTGGAAGAGGATTTAGACAGGTGTATTTCCGGCGATAATTCATGTAATTATTTTAGTAAATCTAGGATGTGTCGTGATTGCACTATCAACCCAGACAGCATTAATTACGATTGCACTATCAACCCAAACATCATTGAGTACAGATGCGATTCTTTGGTATTTAATTCAATTAAAGAACGTATCCATAAGCTAAGAAACAAAGAGTAAATTTGTAATTATGAAAAAAGATACCATATATGACCTCAAACGCATTTTAGATATTATCCAAAAGCAAGAAACATCCAATTCATCTATTGGCTTTGAATATTGCGTATATGAAATGCCGCAAAAAGAATGTGAAGATATATGTATAATTTTGCAGAAACTTGGGTATAATGCAATTATAAGACACAGACTCGGTAGTGAGTCTACAATTACAGTAATGAAAGAGTAGATATGTGTACATTTGATTATCCAGAACATTATAATTATCTTACAAAAGACCAGCAGGAAAGCGTTCTAAGCTGGTTTAATACTATGAAAGACATTGAGCGAAGTATTATCAGCACTTCTGTAAAAAGCAAGTCTGAACGTGAGCTAAAGGCTTTCTCTGAGAATCGTGAACGTTATGAGACGCAGCTTCGCGGTGCGCAGTCCATTCTACGCTCGATGGGTATCTTCGTTGAATATAATTGGCCCGGCCATGAGCATGAATATTTTCTAGCGACTGCGGCAGATGCTGAGCGTTATCGTAAGGAGCATGAGTAATGGACGCATGTATTCATGGAGATGTATGCTGTGCATGGAGGCGACAAACAGGCAGTATCGCACCATTGCGTGCGTCTTGTCCTAATTGTCCTTATTTTGAACCTAAGTATCGCCCTTGTGATACTTGGTTTAATAGAGATTGTATGCGCGATTGGCAAGGTCGCCCAGTTGTAACTTGTCGCGCAATGTTTTAGAAAGGTATTTTATGATTGCTAACGATGCCCGCACAATGGTATATGATACTCTTTACAAATATGGAAATGGCTTGCTATGAGTGGATATAAATATAAAGACGGTCATGTTTTTGATACTGGCGTACAATTAGTAAAGAGATTATATAAAGATAAATATGGTCAATATACTTGTCAATTTAAATGTCCAAGGTGCGATAAAACCTTTCAAGCTTGTTTATCTGATGTTGCTCGTGGAACAACAAAATCTTGTGGATGTTTAAGAAAAGGGCGTGAGCCTAAAAATAAAAAAGATTTAAGGGGACAAAAATTTGGTAAATTAACCGTTATAGAAGACTCTGGTACAAGAGACAGCACAGGTGCGATTATATGGACTTGTAGATGTGAATGCGGTAATTATCATAATGTAAATACTTCTAATTTGTTTACAGGAAGGACTATTTCTTGCGGCTGCATTGTTTCACGGTATGAGCGCTTAATAGAAACAATTTTAAATGATAATAATGTTTCTTATATAAAACAAAAATCGTTTGATAATTGTATAAATCCAAAAACTGGATATAAATTAAAATTTGATTTTTACCTACCTGATTATAATTGTTGCATAGAGTATGATGGAGAGCAACATTTAAACCTATAAAATATTTTGGTGGAGAAAACAAATTAAAAAATCAACAAGAATTAGATGATATAAAAGATAAATATTGTGAAAATAACAATATTCATCTATTAAGGATAACGTATAAAGACAAGAATAAAATTAATGATGAATATATCATGAATTTATTAAATTCTTTGTTTTAGTAGTGGAGTGGTAAATATGTTTTTTGTTGTGATGGACTGGTTTGAAGATGGCGTTGATTCCTATCGTGGAATGAAGGTAATCCCTATCCTAGATAGTGATGCAGATATTGCGCTTTTCCTCGCACATGATATTGCTTACAATATGGATGCTTGGGAAGAGTATGAGAAGCCGCATGATGTATATGTATTCCATAGTGATAACGGTATCTTCGATGAAGAAAATAACTTTGTATGTTCTTACTTAGATTGCGACAAATTTACTAAATGCGGCGAGCGCAAGTTCAAGGGACGGATTCCTCGGTACTAATGGTAGGGCTAGAAATAGCCCTATTTTGCTTTAAGAAGATAAAACATGGTTGAACAAATAGAAATAAAAAATGCAATATTATCATTAAATAAAGAACATCCCGATTGGGATAGCGGACAATTATCTGAGACACTAGGTATAGAGCCAGACAAAATCAGATACTATTGTCGAAAAAATAATATTAAATTGCCTAGAAAGATGCCACTTGAAAGAAGAAAATATAAAGACGGAGATATTGTTGGCGATTATGGCAATAAATTATTGTATAGGACTTATGCAACGACAAATAAAAAATGGAAGGGTAAATTTCAGTGCGGTTTTTGCGCAAAGAATTTGAAGCAATAATTTCTGACGTTAAAAGCGGTCAGTGTAAGAGCTGTGGATGTCAACATAATCATATAGAAGGAGAAAAAGTTGGCCCGTACAAGAATCAATTTATAAAAAGATTATATCAAAGCAATAGCCTTTCAAAACTTTGGGTTTGTGAATTTAAGTGTTCGTTTTGCGGAAAACATTTTACGGCGCGAATTTCAGACGTGGTTAGTGGCGATGTAGCAAGTTGTGGCTGTCAATCTTTTATATCAAAGGGAGAAGATAAAATTAAACAGATTTTAACTAATCTTAATGTTAATTTTATACGGCAATATACATTTGATGATTGTGTTAGTGATAAAAATGCAAAATTACGTTTTGACTTTTATCTTCCTGACTACAATCTTTGTATCGAATATGATGGTGAACAGCACTTTCGTCCTACTAGTTATTTTGGTGGAGAAGAAACGTTTCAGCGTAGAATGGAACTAGATAAAGTTAAAAATGAATATTGTAGAAATAACAATATACATTTAATTAGAATTCCATATACAAGTTTTAAAGATATTGACGAGAATTATATTAATTCTTTGTTAAGTAGGGAGTGTGAATAATGGACGCAGAAGTTATTAAAGAAATCGCAAATCAGCTTGGAATCGCCGTAAGCGCTGTCACGAAAGACGTGATTCCCGCATATGCTTCGTATGCTATTGCGGCACAAGCTAGTAGAGCTATCATCTTTGCCGTTCTTGCTATTGCTCTTTTGGCTGTAGCTCGATTTTGTACGGCTAAAAGTAAGGAATATTCTGACTGGGAGAAATTACCGCTAACAAAGTATCAAAAAAGTGATATAAGGAATAAACATGAAGCTTTCGAAATTACAAGTTACGTCTGCTATGCCCTAAGTACAGTTTTCGCGGGTAATGCGGTTATAGAATTTGCCAGTATTATCCCTTGGATTATCTCGCCTTGTGGCGCTTTTGTACATCTTCTGATGCCGAATTAAAAAATTCTTGCGTTTCGCTATATATTATTATATAATATATATAGACCAAGAGGGAAAGGAAATTACATGATTGGCTCCATGGTTCTTTATAAGGCTCTGTACGGCGATGTATATGGCGTAGTCATTGATGTTCTTCTATTCTGCGATAGCCTTGTCATTGTTGATGAAGACGGCGTATTCCATACTGCAAAGCGTGAAGATGTCTATTATCTTTAAAGGAGATTGTATGTGCAAGTATTGTAATTTCAAGATGAATACCCGCTGGGGCGAGAGTATCGACTGTACTGATTACGATAATGCCGATTCTGATGTTGATATGTATATTCATTATTCGGATACAGAGAAAGCCTATTATCTCATGGGCGAGTATTATGATAGAGGCATTGATAAGCTCGGTTGGTCGCATGAGATTAAGCATTGTCCGTTCTGTGGCCGCAAGCTCTAAGGAGATTTAATGAATTGCAATCTTATCTCTAACATTTTGTCGGCTTTGGAGACTATTGCATATAATGAAGGTTGGCTGATTGGTGAATATAATGGCAAGACGCGCAGCACGTTCTATTATCATGGTATCAAGTTCACAGTAGTTGGCCGCAAACAGGTACCTATCTACTTTGATATTTATTGTGAATATCAAAACGGGAAGAATGTTACATACAGCAAGATTGGCCGCACATATCTAGGTGAGAAGGGCGTGATGGGTGAGAGTCCTGTTCAGAACTTTGCAGTCATGCTCTTTTGCGATATGATAAAGGAATCGAAAATCCTTACTATTTTCTAGTTGATCCACGCTCTTTAATATTATATATTATTATTAAAGAAAGCCAAGAGAAAGAAGAAAGATATGCGTTACGTTGTTGAATGTGAACTTAATCGTTTTCAAGCATGGTCTGGCGGCAAGACTTGGTTGGAAGAGTTGATTGACCATCCAAAGGCTTACGATTATATCGTTGATTTGATTGAAGAGTCTGAATTGTATGGTGATGGTGAAGCCAGCACTGAGACTGATATTAACGATTATCTTTGGTTCTACATGGCAGATGACCTTGAAGAAGCAGGATTCCTCAATGAAAACCATGAATGGATTGATGATAATAACGGAGAGGAAGAGGACGAAAATGATTAAGCTGTCTGTTGGAGATTATGTCACCTATACTGGCCCTGCTGGTCTTGTAAGTGTTGTTAAGATTTTGCACTTCAATAGCAACGGAACTGTCCTCGTTAAGTATCTGAATGGCTCTACCGTTTACGTACCAGAGAACAAGTTGTCTCTATATTAATTGTAAACAGGGGCGCAAGCCCCTGTTTTTGTTTTCCAAGAGAGGAAAGAAAATGAAGAGCGCCAAGGTTTTGTTTGATACTATTCACGGCAAGTGCAGTAATGGCGATATGTATAACTGGAAAGCATGTAAACCTAAAGAGTATGATAATGTGGTATCATTCGATGTGCGGAAAAAGGCAGACAATCAGCTTCTTTGCTCTTGCGCAATAAGTTGTTTTGAAGAGTACATTGAGCGTGACCCTGACTGGCCTATTGGTCGGGTACATTTTTTGTTCTATGATGGTTGCGATTCGTTAGAGTTTAATGTAGAAGATTATAAATGCGAGGTCGGTAGCATCTACATGAATGACATTATCGACATGGCAATTAAGATGCTCTACCGATAATTTTATACTTGCGGCCAGTCTTATATTATTATATAATATATATAAAGAAAGATAAGGAAGGGATAAAACATGACCCAGAGCAGCAAGAAGTTCAAGCAGATTATCAACCAGGCTTTCGCTAATGTCAACCATGTGATGCAGATGTGCCACAAAGATGTGGCAATTGCAAGTATGGATGGGCAGACTTATACTTATGCTTTTGGAGATAAGCATGTGACCGTCACAACTTGCGTTGCCTGCGATGATTTTGAGTATGTGCCGCGATTCACTGTTGCAAAGCTCGGCAGCGATTATGTTAAGGATATAAACGTATATAGTGCGAATTATATGGAAGGTGCGTTTATTTACGCCACTATTTGTGATATGCTGGGAGTGTAAAATGAACAAGTTTATGAATCAGCTTATCCACGATTTCATGTATAAGAATGTTGCCAAGTATTCTTGGTATATCCTTAATATCGTCAAGAAGCAAGAGGATAATCTATATGTTCGTGTAGCTTCTGGCCTTTCATATAAGACTGCTGATTGCAATATTCATATCTATCCTAACGATGGCAGCTTGGACGATAGCGATTCTGCTGCTTATAATTTTGTACTATGTTTTCGAGACGATGAAGGAGATAGTGCAGGAACTTGTGTAGGAGTTCTAGAAAAAGTAGCAGATGCCGCGCACGTTCTTGACTGTCTATTGGCCGCAAATGATTTTGATAAGGATTAATCATGAGTTATTATCTAACTGATGAAATTGTTAAGAGCTTGACTGAATATGCCGTCAAGGTTGAGCAAGCATACCGCGAGCGTCCTCTTTGTCATTTTGATTGGAAACCCGCATGTATTTCTGTAAATAAACTTAATCCAAGCAAAGTGTTTTTCAATATGGTTTGGCTTGATGATGAATCACTTAAAGGTTGCGTATCTGTTGATGATTTAGTAATTACTGACAATAATTTGGAAACGCAACACAAGCTAGATTTTTCGATTTGGAAGTATAATCGTCATATTGATAATTCAACTGCAAAGTTCGTTATTCCGTATCATGGTGGCATTGACTGGGATTCTATTGGTCAATATATCTATGACTTTGTAGATGAAGTTGATACTTTGCTATGTTACTATTAAAATTTTGGCTGCATGTCTAAAATTTTTCTTGCAGATGGTGAAATAATAGTATATAATATAAGTATACCAAGAGGGAAAGGAAAGTATATGAAGCGCAACGATTACGTACAGTATCTTAACCCTTATACTCGCAAGTTCATCATCTGCCAGATTGAAGAGATTTACGGCGATGGTCATGTCCTTCTGTACGCAGTCGATACGAATGAAGCATTTTTGGTCAACACGTGGGAGCTTTTGTCTTATTAAGGAGCAGTTAATGATTCAGCCTTTAGAGTTTAAACGCGAATACCTTCATAATAATCCTTCTCATGCAAACGAACATACCACCAGTCTTGAGACTATGATTGACACAGCTTTAAAGTACAGCGCCTATGATAATACTACGTATTGTACCCTTTATCTTCTATATTTGAGCGAAGCCGATATTAAAGTCCTTGCTAAGTATGCCGAAGCTGGATATAAAATTGGCATTAAATCTGCACATCATTGCGATGGTACTGAGGAAGTAGAAGTGACTGTTTGTTATTATTATTAGAGGTAATATGAATATTTTGACCCATTGCGAAACCAATGTCTTTTTTAAATATTTCCTTAAAAAGACAATTTTTATGCCGCCGACTCAATTTGAGTGGTGTTCAGTTTATAAAGGCTGTGATAAACGCACTCGTAAAAACATTAAGAAAGCGATTGATTTATTAAATAAATATCGTTTTTTTTTGCATATTGTAGCGTTGAACCCATAAAACCTTATTGGGAACTTTGCGATATTATGGTCACTGTATATATTCCAGCAGACCGTGAAAAGTGGTGGCAAGATTGCGGTCAAATACTTTATCAACGGTTATTTTATCCTATTATGATGCGTCATTAGTCCAAAAAAGTTCTTGCGTTCTGTTTGAAATTGTTATATAATATAATTAAATAAACCAAGAGAAAGAAGTTCTTATATGTGCAAGTATTGTGAGCATAGCAACGATGCTCGATTTGGCGCAAACATGATTGATGATGAATATTCTGAGGGCGAGGGCTATTCTATTACCATTTGTGATGTCTTTAAAAATCCGCAGCGCAAGTTCATTTGCATTGATGATGAATATGGTGAATCTGCTGCAAGCTCGATTGATATTAACTTTTGCCCCATCTGCGGTAGGAAGTTGTAATAGACCAATAGAGTAAAAAAATACTTGCGGTTCGTCCTCCATTATTATATAATATAATTAAAGAAATGGCAAGGAAGAAAGGTTTTCCAATATGGCTAAGTACATGAAGGCTAACATCATCTTCAACAAGTTCTACGAGGGCGATGGTCGCTTCTGCGGCATTGAGTATACTGAGTGCATGTTCAAGAGCCTTGAACAGCTTGACCGCATCATGGCTGAAGTTGCCGCCAAGAACCTTCGTGAGCATCATCTTGTCTATGAGGGCTATGTCGGCAGTATTGAGAGCCTTTAATCTGATATATTAGTTCTCCAAGAGAGGAATTAGAATGGGTTGGATTTATCTTTCTTTCAAGAACATGGTTGAGGATGATGCAAAAAATTTTATTGTTGCCAACTTCGAGGACGGCACTTATGATGGTGACACCGATTGGAGCGAGGTCTTCGATGATATGTATGATTCTGATGATGTGACTGGCAACGCTTCATCTGCGGGACATCCTGATTGCTTCCTTGTGACATATGAGCCTGATGGTGAGAAGATTGCGAATATGTTCGCTGACGAGGATATTCGTGAAATGCTTGAAAGTGAATATGGTGATGAGGTGCCTTGGTATGAGTTCGTTGGACATGGTCAAGAGGGAATTACTAAGTTTGATGCGTGGATTCGTATTGCAATGTTGTGTGAGCTGAACGATGACCTTTATAAGTATTTTGAGCAAGTCCAGAAGGACTTTAGTAAGGAGAACTAGTATGGGTACACTTGGTGTCGGTATAGGCGTAGAAAAATGCAGTGATTTTGATGGTTCATTTTATAAGAACGATATTGTGACTAATTCAGATGTTAAGACAGTTGAGTGCGCAAAAGCCGCACATCAGCTTGCTTCTTTGAATGCCAAGTTCCTTGCCAAGTTTAATTATGCGACTGATTATGCAGGCAATATTATGGATATGGAACTTGATGATGATTTGCTTGAATTCCTTTATCCTGCACTTATCGAGGGCTATGAGAAGCTAACTAAGAAAAAGCAAAAGCATGAGGAAGAGATTAGCCGTAAGTTTAATCAAAATTCAGTTAATATGATTAAGCGCGTCAAGTATGATAATCCTTGGACTATCGTGTGGTGGCGTGACGGCAAGGTTACTCGCTCTAAGTGTGCTGAGAACGACGTGTGGAGTGAGTCCGCAGGTTTTAATGCGTGTGTTGCCAAACATTATTTTCAGACTGCTGGCGCATATAACAAAGTTTTGAAAACATATTGTACCGATGTACACAACGATAAAGTCACCAGTTGACAAGATGGTTACGATACTGGCTATGCAGATGGTCGTGAAGATGGCTACTATGAAGGCTTCGAGGACGGCCAAAACTATGAGCGCCAAGAACGAAAAGAAATGAATTTTGAAGACTAGATTGGCCGCACAAGGAGAGTAGAGAAATCTATTCTCCTTTTTGCTATTGGAGGTTATATGGATTATATCTATGATGATATTTTAGATGCCCTTAGTGCTACTGACGATACAGATAATATTGCTGATTATGTTAATAAGATTGAAAGCGGTAGCGGCGAAACTTTCTATGATTGGCTCGGCAATGTAATTGATGCATGGGATAATGAAGATTATGATTGATGAAGTGTTAGGAGCTGTCTGTCTTGTTTGTGCAATCGTTGGAGTATGCGCTGTCTTGTCTTTTATATTCTCCTGTTGGGGACATGATAATGACACTGACGACATTGATTGGTAGTTCTCCTATGAGTCTGCTTATTTTCACTGTCCTATGTGTTATTGGTTTTATCGTTGGTATCTGTATGATTCTGTATGCGGCAAGGGAAACTGTGTTTCTTGTGCGTGAGGTAATCCAAGAAAAGAAAGAATAAGGCCATTGGCCGCATAAGATTTTTCTTGCAGTCTGTTTAATAATGTTATATAATATTATTAAAAAAAGGCAAGGCAAGGAAAGGAATTCAAATGATCAACAAATATGATAACCTTCGTCTTAATGCTATTCTTGCCCGCATTAAGGATAAAAATATTCTCACGAAGACTGTCGATGTTATTTGTCGTATGCGTGAGAATGTAGATTGCCCTAATTTTTTCTACATTCCTGCTAATTGCATGAGTGACATGGATTATGTGATTGCGGCTATCAATTACATTATCACGTCTTTTGGCTATAAAGCACATTGGGATTGTCTTAGTTATGCCAAGGTTGGCGGCAAGTATTGTATTCATCTGTTTCTTGAGGAAATTGACCTATAAAAAGTTCTTGCGGTCTGCTCTATATTATTATATAATATATATAGAGAAAGGGAGAGGACAAGATAAAGTCCTCCAAGAGAAGGAGAAAGTATATGACCAAGGTTGAGACGATTCTTGCACAGATTGACGGTCTTCTGGATGCGGCATATGAGGTTGTCAATGGTGACAAGCTCTGGAAGGAAGTCACCCCTCTGGTGAACATTGCTGCCGATATGCTTCTTGAAGAGCGCAAGGACTATTATGCTGGTTGCGCCTATTGGGTTGTTTGCGAGGGAACTGAGAAGGAAATGCTCGATGCCAAGAATACTCTTGAGGACCTTGGTCTGTGTGTCTGTGATTACTATTGGCATGATGCTGACGAGTATGATAATAAGCCCGGCGGTCATTTGAGCGTCTATTGGACTGTCAACGATTGGGATTAGGAGTGCATATGCTGTTGACTAATGAGAAGTATGAGAACGTCTATTAGACTTTGGATTTCGTGGCATCTGCGGCGTATTATATTTATAAGTGCGCGGGTTATCGGGTTGAGATTCTTGCGACCAATCGGGATACGTGTAATGATACTGAGCTGCCGACTATGTATGACCTGATTGATGATGTCTTGGTCGCTGGCGTAGATGAAGAGGATGATTACTATCTCTATCTGCCTGTAACTGATAACTATTTCTCTGATTATCCTTTTGCTTGTCATATGGTTAAGGAAGATGGTAAGACTATTCTTTCTAGCATTGATGCAATTGATGGACTTCAGTAGATAGGTGATAATATATATCCGTTATTCTCCGATACAAGAGGAAAAGACGCTATGATTGACTGGCAGTTTAAAATTATGGATTATGTGTATGACATGCTTGAAACTGTGCCATATGGAACTGCTATTATTGTCAGCAAAGAAGAACTTCATAAGCATGTATGTCCTGAACGTGAAGTCTGGTGTCCTTTAGGCAGCAGGCATTTTTAGCCTATACCTGATATGTTAGAATTGTGTGGTATAAAGGTTAATAGTAACTGGAAGTATACAATGGATACTTGGGGATATTTTGTAGCTATGAAAGAGCGTAGTGATGAATAATATACATAATTTTGTTGATGATATGGCACAAGAGATATATAAGAATTTAGATAAGCCGCATAATCAGAATTGTGTTACAATGGCTGCATATAATAATATGACTCTTCAAGAGTGTCATGCAGTTGTTTTACATTTTCAGCAAAAGGGTTTTGAAGCTACATGGTATCAAAAAGACGATAAAAAGCCTATTATTGTAGTATCTTGGGGCTTGCCGTTTGATATTGATGAAACTGATAATATATATAAAACCAGTATTCAAATGGCTAATGTACCTTATAAAGTGGTACAAGAACTAGCTTCGTATATTCATTATGTTTATGTTTGCAGCTATAAGGATATTTGTGTTATTCCTCTTGAGCATTTAGATTATATTGCCGGCGATTATCTGACTTATAAAACATTTACAGATGCTCTTCAAGAAGCGGAAGAGAGTTATTCATTGAAGATTCATACAGGTACTCTCGATGAAGAAGACTGGGAATCTGAATATATTTGTATCCAAAAGAAGGATAGAAAAATTAAATAGTGCGTAGTAAAAGACCTGCGGCCTATGGCCGGGGGTCTTTTCTTTTACTTGATAAAATATAAGAAGTATGTTATACTATAAATGTATTATGATGCTCTAATTAGAGAGGTTAGTTTGAAATGTATAGAGTAGATTTAGGTAAGAAGTTGTTGGACAAGGAATATAATCCTTTTATCTCGCTTGCGGCACTGTCTCGTTCAGATTGGGCAGATAAGAATGGTCGTGATGGTTTCACCCTTGATGATATTTATTTCATTTGTGGTGGTGGAAATGGTTTGGAAGAATTTAAAGAACTAATAAGAAATGCTATTAAGAATGAAATGATTATTCCGTTTGATGAAGAAAATGGGCTATATAATTATAATTATAATTATAGTGTTAATAATAATTATTTTGTTCTTTTGGGTGAAGAGCAGACTGCTTTACTCTTCAACTATTTTCCATTTGAATGGACGATTGATTATGCCACTCAGGTTACTACTGCTTATTGTTGCTTAGCCAAGATGTATAATTATCAGCATGACGTTAAGCATCGTAATTATATCTTTTCTATGAAGAATGTTTGCGATATGTGTTATATGCCATATAATAAAAAGAATCGGGAGCTTGCCCAAGAGTACGTTGAATGGCTTGCGGGTAAAGGTTTAATTGAGTATGAGCCTTATAAAGATGAAAAGTATCCCTATTGTAAGTTATTTGAATTGACGGGTTTGGCGCTTAATAAGCGTTAAGTGATTTGTATGGTTAGTTTATTGGTAATATGTAGTGTGCAAGTGAAACAAGTCCAACGGACAAAACGTGTATCTTTAACGGACAAAACGTGTATCTTTAGCGGACAAAACGTGTATCTAATGCGGACAAAACGTGTATCTAATGCGGACAAAACGTGTATTCCTATATTAGTTGTTATAGAGTTGTTTTATAGTTGTTTATATAGTTGTTATATAGTTGTTATTAAACACGCTCGCGCACTCGCGTGTTTATGCAATTGTCTTGAGTGATGCTATATGACGCAAAGATTGATATTTTTCGATAGACCTTGGAGTGATTCAGAATATGCTATAGATTTCTGGTTTCAACGCAATTGTTCGGTTATGGAGACAAAAGACAATAATGTAAGCTATGTAGATGGAAAAGTGATACCGTGGGATGTGGCACAAGAAGTGGGTATGAGTGACAGAAACATTCGCCGCAGTGTTCGTAAGCTGGAAGATACCATATTGAACCATGCGGGCAATCCCAGTGAAGTAAACGATATCGATATGGGCAAATTCGATATGCTAGAATATGATATGAAAGAAGATAAGACATATTGGCGGCATAAGTTCGATGAAGGGTGGAGATTTGCCAAAGTAGATAAAAAGGTATATGATAAAATATACGATAATAGGTTTGGCCGCAAAGACTTAGTTATGGTATTGAGAGTATATGGTGCTTGTAAAGCGATAAGCGGTTGCTTTAAAAAAGACCCTGAAATAACTAATAAGGTTATCTGCGATACTCTTAAAATAAATAATCATGGAACTAAGAATAAGCAGGTTGGACAGGCTTTGGAAACTTTAAAAGACATGGGTATCATAGAATATAGATATAAGGTAGCCAAAGTGTCTGGTGAGCAAGGATGTAGATTCAGGAAGTTAGTCCATATAGAGTGAAAAATGGCGTCTAGATAGTCTTGAATAGTGTCCAAAAGCTGGAGAGAAAGCCCATATAAGGTAAAAAATGATTACATGGCCTAATTCATTGAAGTGTGCATTTTACCATTTCAGCAAATCAATGTCAAGAAAAAATTTTTACCAAACCCTTTTAATTTTCATTTTCGATTTTAATTACAAAAACGAATTTCATTTCCAAATAAAAAACGATTTCCATTTCGATTTTCATTTTCACAACCAAATTCATCTTGAAAAAATTCTTGCATCCAATGAAAACTTATAGTATAATATAATTAAAGAAAGGGAGGGGATAAGAAACCTCCCGTGGGTTCCAAGAGAAAGAAGATTAACATGACCCAGTTTGAGATTTACAACACCATCAAGTCCGCTATGTCCGACAACGCAGACGTTGTAGAGTTCTGCGATAAGCAGCTTGCGGCTATTGAGCGCAAGCGTGCCAAGGACGCTGAGAAGTCCGCAGAGAAGCAGGCTTTCCTTGACGAGATTTACGCAGCTCTCAAGTCTTTTGACGAGCCTGCGACCGCCAAGGCTGTAGCCATGCACATGGGCGAGGATGTCAGCTCCCGCAAGGTTGCGGCCAACATGCGTTTCCTCGTTGAGGACGGTCGTGCCGGGAAGGTGGCAGTGAACAGCAAGACCTTCACGTACAAGGCTCTGTAGCGAAATATTTAATAAGTAGGGTCTACTTATTAGAGTTTTTAATTAGAAGGGTCGTGGAGTCCATTTGACGAGACTCCCGGCCTATTCCAAGAGATAGAAGGAAGTAAGCATATGCGGCACACTTACTATGATATGAAAGGTAACGAGCATACCATAGAGATTCCTGACGAGTATATCGAGTCCAAGAGACAGCAGGCAATACTCAAGGCAAGTGCGGCCAACCTCTATCTGCTAGAGCATGGCATCGAGTATGACGCAGCATATAGACCTGATACAGACAAGAAGGAGAAGAAAGTGTCTGAAAAGCGATTGATTATGAATTCCATTGCGGACGCACTGGGAGAGCTTACCATGACCATCGGTGACTGGGAGGATTCCCCGCATGGCATCGAGGTCGGCGATGATGGTAAAATCCGATTCATTCTCAATTCCAAGACGTATGAAATGTCTATGGTATGCAAGCGTAAGCCCAAGGCAAAATAAGATTGCGGCCAAAAATTCTGGGCAGGAAAGTGTAATTTACACTTTAGTAAAAACATATATTAAAAAAACACTTTTTAAATGTAACTAATTTAGTCACATTTCCGCATTGATTTTCATTTACAAAAGCATGTGCCGCACACTTCTTTTCTTCTGTCTCTTGGTTTATGTGAGCATATTTTATGATTGATTCTCACTTTCTATTGGCTGTAGGAGACACGAGAGATAGACTTATTTTCCTTGTACCGTATAGGGGTACGCAAGAAAATGATTAAAATTCATTTTAGAACGTTCTCTTGGCTTACGCCTATGCTAGTTCTGTCCCTTCTCACCATATAGGCGGGGAGGGATTTTTTTATTTAATTTTAGGATTGACTTTCGTTTTAGGATTTTGTGGGCGCTAGGGCGCAGACCCCCATTTCTACATATTTTCGCCATATAGGCGCAACAGCGGCGGCAGGTCCAAATATGGTATTATTGTATAGTATTCCTCTATTATATTATACCATACAATTCCTGATTTGTCAAGACTCTTCACAAAACCAACACGGAATCTTCACAAATAATAGTTAGGTACCTCACAATGATTCGGAGTTTACCTAGGGTAACACTTGTTCGGGCCGCTCGGTACCTAACTTAATTTTTTTCGCGTGTGCGGCCCTGAGATAGCCCTAAAAGGCGCGATAGCTAAAAGTGCTTAGGAACGGCAAGGGCATAGGCCGCAAAGCCGTTAAAACGCGTTTCAGGCGCTCAGTTTTTTGTGTAAAAGTTGTGTTTTTGCTTGAAAAATCTTGACAATAAGGTACCTAATCGTGTAAAATCGACCCAACTATGGAATTTCTGTGAATTTTTTTAAAATATCTTGACTTTTCCGCGCGTTTGTGCTAAGCATGGCGATCTTTTTCCTACCTTTTCAGTAGGAATTAAACGCAAAAGAAAACCCCACCGGGGTAGGTGGGGTTATTTATTTAGTTGTGTTATTTTATTGTAAATTGCGCTAGCAGCTTTTGCGCGCATTCTATAAGTACTTGTGCGCTGTCGGTTTCGCCGCTCGCGTAGGCGTTGCCGCCTAAGCGCGTTAGTGTGTGTATTAGTTCGTGAATCTCGACCGGGACTAATACAACTTGACCGCTTTTCATACAGTTGGCGTGGTGGGCTTCAAGCCCGCACCCTAGGCGCTGTAGCTCTTTGTCGGGTAGCTCACCAAATGCCGCAATTAGCGCGTTACGTCTGTAGGCTTCCAAACGTGACCGTCCTTATGCTGTTCTATAGGTGCAAGGGGAGCGGGCGGGGAGATAGTCCCCCGCCCTAGGCGACTACGCTACGATAACGTAAGCGGTCTTGTTGTTGATGGGTGCCGCTTTGCGCACGCGCTTCTCGGCAAGCAAGACGTTTACGACCACGCCCGCCTTGGAGAACGTCTTAACCTCGTTGGGATGCTTAATCATAATATCGTTGAGCGTGAACGGCTCACCATCCGCGAACTCAGCGGCAACCTGCTCGGCAAGCGCCTTGTTGAACTGAGCTGTCTTAGACTGTGCCTTGGGCTTGGCGGCGTTCTCCTTGAGCACGTGGAACTTGTGGGAAACTTTGCGGGCAAGGTTCTCGGGCGTATGCTTCTCGGGGTCATAGTTGTCCCCAAGCGCGGATTTGATGACCTCGGGCGAAACCTCGCCCGCCACGTTCACGAGAGCCGCGAACATCTGGTAGTCGGTGAACTGAAACTTGGTGCGAGTGGTAGCCATAGCTAACCCCAATCCGTCTCCGAGACGCGAGTGAGCCGCCGTTCGGCTCTTTTTTCTCTGTCCCCTTTGGACAACTATTACTTTACTATTGCATAGACTTTTTGGCAAGAACTATTTTAAAAAATATGGAGGAATTATAGAAACCGCAGGTAGATGGCCTAGTTTTTTCAGATTCTCAAAATATCGGCACTGTAGCAAGATAAAGCAAAATGAATAGAATCAGGCCATTTGCGGCAAATGGTGCATAAAAAAATTTAGGTATCGGGATGTGTTATGTTTGTGTTTTTCTGAAAATTGTCAAAAGATTTTTCTTGACAAACCTAATTAGACGGGTGTAAAATTTTTGCCCCAACCTCGGGGCTACGGTTGTTTAAACAAGTGCATTTAAAGCGTTTTAAAAATTGAAGCGTTTCAATCGGGAAATGTGTAGAAAAAATGTAGACAAAAAAGTGCTTGACAAAACTATGGTGGCGGGTGTAAAATTTTTGCCCCAACCTCGGGGCTACGGTTGTTTACCTGGGTAAACTATTTTAATTAGTTAGGTACCTAACGATGATTCACGGTTTACCATAGCTAACTTCTTGCCGGATAATGCGGTACCTAAATAAAAAAATATCGCCATAGCGGCCACGAGACGCGTTTTAAGGTGCCATTAGGGCAAAGTCCTTATTTTAATAAAGGGGCTTGCCGCACGCCCTAGAGCGCTAGAATCGCTTTTGCTCATGGCAAAAGAAAAGGGGAGCGGTCGAAACCGTTCCCCATTCGTTTAAAGGTCAAGTGCTTTAAATGCCGCGCTTGCATCGCGCCAACCTTGACCACGCGAACCGTAGCGCGTCTTTTTGTGTTTTGCCTTTGCCACAAGCAAAATAGCGGTCTCAATACGTGCGTCTGAAAGCGCTGTATGGTCCTCGGTAAAGTCGTGTTCATTGTTGATAAAGCGGTACACACTTTCCGCACTAGTTGACGGGTTTCCGCTAGGCGTGAATGCGCCCGTTGCCACACAATACTTTAGATAGCGCTTGGAACTAGTAATATTACTTGCATAGTCCCAAACGTCTTTAAGTCGTAGCTTAAAGGGCATGAACCACGTGGCGAAACCGTTTGAATACGTGCGCAACGTATTGTTGAGCGCTATCTCGTCAAACCGACAATTGTACGCCCACGCGCTTTTAACATTGCATTCTTTACAATCAGCTTTGAACGTGCGCCAAACCTCATTAAAAGACGATTCGACCCATTCGCCCGTTTTAATTCCCTCAAGATAGGTAGGAATTTTATCAGCGTAATAAGCGCTTTTCATGAGGTCAATTTGATAGAACGTATCCGTGACCACAAAAGAACGCTCACGAATAACATGGTTGTTGTTGTCGCGGATAGTATAACCAAAGTCGTAAACCAAAGACGTTTCGGGGTGCGCCTTGCCGTCTTTGTGGTTGACAGTCGGGCAAGTTTCACAATCTAGAACACAAAAGTTAGCCATTGGAAAAACTCCTTAATCGTTTTGGCTAATCTCTACGCTTTTAATAATAGCACTTTTAGGATACGCCGCAGGCTAGAAAATAAAAAATTTTTTCTAATTTTTCTCTTGCTTTTGGTTGCGCGTTGTGGTAAAATCGCCGCCAACTATGGCGTAATGGGAAAAGGCACCTAAAAAGGTGCCTTTAAAATATCGCATAAGTTATAAACATAAATAGAAAAGATACAAGACTCCAATCTGAAATATCTAAAAATAATAGAATCAAACTAATACAACCAAATATAACTGGCAACCATTGAAGAAAATTGTACAGTTTCATTTGTCACCTATGTTTCACGTGAAACGTTTTGCCGCACGCGTAAGTACGACCAATAGACAAAAGAGTAAAGTATTGCGGCAAGTGCTTAATAGGTAACAATAAAGGCGCTACTATTCAGTAACGCCTTTGCTTACATCTATTTGGCTATGACGTCAATATCTGTTCAAGAACCCACTTAATTACGTGCCAATAATCTTCTTTAGTGCGTTGCTTATTATCTAAGTCGCCCATGCAGTACTCTTCTTCTGTGCCGCGCTCTATTTTATCTTCAATGTACATACCAGTAAGTACATTCGCTTCGGTCAGAATATCGGCAACGGGATAATCATAAGGACGCGGCTTCTCATAAAGCGTTATGCGAACATCGCGAGCAATGCTTTTAATATCATCCTCGCTCAGCTCAACTGAGTAGTCCTTAGTAATGTAGACTTCGGCGCAAACATCCATCATTTGAACCCTTCTCTTGGTTGCTTTCCTTACTGAAAAGTATAACACTTTGTCCGCATAAGTGCAACTAAAGTTTCGACTATTTACGTTAATGTTAACATTCTATCTCTTGGATTGTGGAGCAATGTCTAATCGCGCATAGTAAAAAGGCGCTACACCTTTACAAGTGTAACACCGTAAATGTTGCTAGCTGTGTAGTTCCGTAATTGTTTGCTAACGTAGTTTGTGACCTTCTCAGCAATGTCGGCAAGGTCATTATCTGGGATACTAAAGCGGTAGCCATTCTCAAGATAAATAGTATGTACGAAACTTATAATTATAACCTTTCTATTAGTTGGTTCTCTTAACTTTAAGTATAACACAATGAAACGTTATAGGCAATCGGGAATTGTTGTCCGTGCGGGCGACCTTGTGCCCCGCTACGCTGTTTAGTATAGGACAATACTTGTCCGTTGTCTAGCTAAAAACTTCTATTGCATCAGATAAAGTTTTGCCCTATACTATCCATGTCGGGCAATCACGCCCGCCCTGTTTGTTTGGAGTGTTCAAGATGAAGAAATCGACCGTTCGCCTGCTTGCCCGTTCCACTCGTCCCGTGTGCATCGCTCGCACGTCTACGAATGCCGAGCACGTTCTAGCCGTTTGTGCGGCCGCTCACGGTGACGTTTTGACGCTAAAGGCCACTAGGGACGGGCAAGCCGTCCGCGCCTTGTCAGTGGCGTTTGAAGGCCGTAGGCCGGTATCTGATAGCACGGTTGCAGCCATTGCCGCCCGTTTGGTCAACGACTTAGAGGCATACGACCGTGACGCCGTGGAGACGTTCGCGGATTCACTTATAGGCGGCTGGGAGTTCGACTACAGCGCGCACGTTGGCGCGGCGCTCGACAGACTCGCGGCGGCTAAGCTGCTGACGCGCTAGCGGATTAGCCCCCCTATTGGGGGGGGGGCGTTCCGGGTCCGCGTCCTGTTTTTTTCCAGGCACGCCCCGCCCTGCACAAATTACCGACCTCAGTTATTTTTTGAAATACCAAATTACCGACCTAAGAGGATTTTTCAAATTCTATAAAACGCAACGCTTTTCTTCTTTATTCCTTCTATTGGCTTTTTAAACTTTCCGATTACGGCATTAAAAAATTTTCACGAAGCTATTGAAAAGCGCTGAATCTTTTGCTATAATATATACAAAACTAACCATAGCGCCGTTCCCAGTCGGCTTAGGAACTATCCTAAATCAAAAATCCCCAATGAGGTGAATAGCTGGGTCTTAAACGTTACAGTTTTATTCTGCCGTGAGAAGTATGGATGTACTCTCACTTGCAGCAGAATATTTCTGCAACCAAGCGGTCTTGCGTTGGTTTATTAGTTTACAGGAAACGAACGGTATCTCTACCGTACCGCATACAGAGGGGATAGGATACTCTTAGAAAAGTAGCACATCCAATAGGTTCCATGCAAGGGGAGAGTGAGCATGGGTAATAGTGCAGAATTTTCTATATACTTTATAGGTATAACTATACAGATTTTACTATAGCGATACGTATTACGCCAATAGACATATAAAAATGTTAGTATATTGACGCCCGTTGCCCTAAGCAACGGTGCGGCAATCTAAAGCAATACCATGATACATGTAATCATTTGCGGCCAAAATTTACAGGTGTAATGGTTTTATGGGCAAAAAACGGTAATTCTATTTGCCGCATACTTAAATATAATATATAGAAAAAATATCTAAAATTTTCTAAATGCACTTGCGTTCAATCTCTCTTTATGGTATAATATAAATGCAATAAAACCGATAGAGAAGGAGAAGTAAAAATATGGCACTTGATTACACATTGAAGACACAGGAAGAACGACTTGAATGTGTGCGGGAAACCATTGCAGCCACTTCTCAAGAGAAATTAGATGCAAATTATCTGCGTGTGATGACAGATTATCTTCTCTTTGCCGCAGACAGAAATCAAACCAAAAAGGAAAAGAAAAAAGAACGCAGTATTATTACAAAGAATAGAGAAGCAACCGTAAACAAACGACAGATTTCTTTTGAGGAAATAGTTGAGAATATGGAAAATGGCGAGGACGGCATCTATGCGCTCGTCAACAATGATAAGAATCAAATTCTAGATAATAAAGATAGTATATCAGAAGAAGACCTAGAGAATATTCCTGGTATGCGGGAATTCGATTCTATTATCACATCACTTAAACGTCAATTTCTTTCTGCTACTGGCAAGCAACGTTATTATCTGAAAAAGCAGATTATCGAAACATATCAGCAGATGTACTTGTTAAAGCAGTCAGTTAAGGGCTGGCCTGCAAAGTCAAAAGTTTCAGCGCAGTTAAAGAACATGGCGCATATGGACTTGTCTGAGAAAATTTATTTTGACTCGCGTGGGTATCCCGTATCCGATGGAGTCATCTCATTATTTAATCCAGTTCATGTTTCATTTCTGCTCACATACTATTCATCAATTAAGCAGGAATGTTATACTGACCTCAATTGCGATATGCACTGGGAGCTTTTAGACTTTGAAAATCTAATTGAGCAGACATTCAAATCTAAAGACCAAACAACCGCTATGTTATATGACCTTTTGATATGGAAGATTGATGGTAAATCAAATGACGAGATATGCGGCATGATGGAGAATGAATATGGCGTTTCACATACCGCGCAATATTTCTCAACGCTATGGCGCAAAAAGATTCCAAAGATGATTGCGGAACAGGCTCAAAAGAATTATGTTATGTGGTATTACACAAATGTGAAATATGGGCAATGGAAAAAATGCGGCAAATGCGGAAAGACCAAATTGGCGCATCCTTTATTCTTTTCAAAGAATAATTCCGCAAAAGATGGCTTCTATTCTACGTGCCGTGAATGCCGCAAATCTAAAAAGAAATAATATTATTGACCCATTCCTTCCTTCTTTTGGATGGAATGGGTTTATTGTATAGAAAGGAGATTTATGGCAGACGTATCTATGAAAACATGCGCGAAGTGCGGCAAGACCAAGAAAGAAACTGATTTTTATAAAATACCCAATACAGATGAAAGATGTGACCTTTGTAAGACTTGCCTGACGATGTATATTGATAATCGCCGTCCAGATACCTTCAAATGGATTTTAAAGAAGATGGACGTTCCGTATATTGAGAAGAAATGGGTTGAGCTAGCGAATAAAAGCTATATGAAGAACCCGGCCACGTTTGGCCCTATGTCGGTTATCGGCACCTATCTTCGTACTATGAATATGGACCAGTATAAGAAGCTGAAATATGCGGACTCTGAAAAAATAAATAATGAGAAATTCCAGCAGGCTAGAAAAGAGCAACAGAACATTAAAGGCACATCCTACGATGAAGAGTTTGAAAACAGACTCCTAGAGAGTCTTAAAGCAGGAGAAATCTCACAAGCTGAATATAATACCATAAGTCGCAAAAGTGTCTTAGACCGTATCAATGAGAAGATGCGGCAAGGCGAGGAAGAGGTTGCTAACAACCCTGACAGCGTACTTGACAAGAAAGAACTTGAAGTTCCAGAGAATACTGTTGATTCAGAAGGAATCAAGAAAAACGCTGATGTTATCAGTGCGGCCAAAGATGTTGAGCAGGAGTTTTTAGCCAAAAAAGCCGAGAAGGAAAGAAAGAAAGAGCAGTCAAAAGAAGTAGAGCCTGAACCGCAAGTACTTGACCTTATGCCTGACGTTGCTTCTTCTCTTGGTGTAAACCCTGTAGAAAATATCAATAATGCACCACTAGACATCACTGGCGAAATGCAAAATGACTTTATTCCAGATGTTGCGCGTATTGATGAAGCGCAGATTACAGAAAGTCTTACAGAAGACGATATTAAATATCTTTCACTTAAATGGGGTCTTTTATATAAACCATCTGAATGGGTTAAGATGGAAGAATTATACCAGAAGTATGCGGCGGATTATGAATTATCTACAGACCGTGAACAAGTATTGAAAAATATCTGTAAGACCGATTTAAAGATGAATCAAGCCCTAGACGTAGGTGATATTAAGACATTTAAAGACCTACAGGGTGCCAATGATATGTTGCGTAAGTCAGGTAAATTCACTGATAGCCAAAAGCAGGAAGAGAAGAAGAGAGACATTGACTCGATTGGTGAGCTGGTTGCATTTGTAGAATCTAAAGGTGGAATTATCCCAAGAAAAGATGACCCAATCAATGTGCCGCAAGACAAGATTGATTTTATCATCAACGATATAAAGAACTATACTGACAATCTCGTAAAGAACGAGCTTGGCCTAGGTAATCTTATTGAGTCTTATATTAAGAAACTTGAAGAGAATAAGGCCAAGAGCGTAGACGAAATTATTGCAGAGGGTATCAAAACCGATGAAGATAACGCGGTTACTGATGAAGAAGCTACGGACTTCCAGCAATTCCAAATTGAAGAACGTGAGGAAGAAGCTAAGAGATTGGCAGAGCAGTATGGCGCTGAGTAATTTATTGAAAATTGCGGCCCATGATAAAAAAAGCGTTGCTGAAATTGACCCAAAAAAGATTGAGGATAATTTAGACAAATATCAACGTATTATTGCCTATTGGCGTATGTATCCAGATAAATTTGTAGATTATATGGCTTCACTCAATCCTAATAATAAGTTTCAATTTTACCCAACTCAACGTATGATTCTCCGCATAAATATGCGATATAGAACCGTCTATGAAGTATTTAGTCGAGGATTTTCCAAATCTTTTATGGCTGTTTTGTCTTTAATGGTCAAGGCAATTCTTTATCCAGGTTCTACGTTGATTACAGTAGCAGATGCTAAAGGTCAGTCAGCAATGATTCTTCAATCAAAAATGCAGGAGATATGTAAGTTAATTCCCGGACTAGCAAGAGAAATTGTTTGGGATACACGAGGAACCTTGGCAAAGACAAGTCAATCGAAAGATGAAGTAACATACAGTTTCCGCAACGGAAGTACAATTAAGAACGTAAGCATGACTTCTGGTTCTCGTGGTTTTCGTGCTCAAGCTGTACTTACAGAAGAGGTAGCAACTATTACAGACCAGCAAAAGTACGAAGAAATCATTGCGCCTATGCTCGTTATTTCTAGAAAAGTCAATGGTAAAGTAGACCCAGATGAAACGTTGAATCAAAACGATATTTACGTTACAAGCGCAGGATTCAAAGGTACTTATGCTTACTACAAACTAATTGACGCGCTGTGTCGTATGGTGTCAAGTAATGGATATGATTCTTTCATTCTAGGAGGTGATTGGAGAGTACCAGTAGTCGAAGGATTACAGCCAGCGAACTACATTCAAGCCCAAGAGACAGGCAACTCGATGGACGAGATTGGCTTTGAACGTGAATACGGGTCCGTCTGGTCAGGAACTTTAGACGGTGCGTTCTTCGACATGAATAAGTTTGACAAACACAGGATTATCAATCTTGCCAAGAATGGATACGACAAGGGACAAAATAGAGACACATTCTACGTTATGGGCGTAGATGTAGGCCGCCTTAACTGCCCGACAGAAATTGTAATTATTGAATCTTCTCCTGCAAGAACAACAGGCGTTAATGATAAAAAGATAGTGAACATCTTCACTCTGTCTGAATCTCATTTTGAATATCAAGCAATTAGAATTAAGCAATTATTTAATGCGTTCAAGTGCGAAGCCATAGTTTTGGATGCGAATGGTTTAGGCGTTGGACTGCTTGATTATCTAATTACAGACCAGAACGACCCAGAAACAGACGAGCTTCTTCCTAATATGGGTATTATCAATCTCGACGATATTCCTAACGAGCAAGACCGCAAGAATTATAAGTCGTTTGAGAATGAAAACACAATTAAAAATGCGATTTGGATGATGAAAGCAAACGCTCCAATGAATACAGAACTGTATTCTTACACTCAGACGCAATTGCGCAACGGTAAATTAAAATTTTTAATTGACTCAAATACAGCTAAGAATAAGCTCTTGCAGCAAGCGCAAGGAAAGAAGATGTCACCATTACAGCGTCAGGATTATTTGCGGCCATATGTTGCCACGGATATTTTGAAATCACAAATGGCAAATTTGGTACAAGATAATGAAGGTGCAAATATCATCCTGAAACAATCTAATAGAAAGATTCTAAAGGATAAAGTGTCTGCTCTAATCTATGGACTCTATTGGTGTAAACGCCAAGAGGATAGGCGAAACCGCCGCAATTCAAGAGATTTAAGTGGATTTATGTTCTTTACGAAGCATTAGTAGGGTGCGACCAATGCGGTCGTGCCCTATTTTTATATAAAAATTTTTATAAAAGTTGGGCAAAACTGTATTATTTTATAGAGTGTAATTTTATATGGTATAGTAAGAAATTCCGAAAGGACAAACAATGCGTGATTCTATTGGTGAAATAAAAATATATGAAATACTAACAGACGCAGGTTTACCTTTTGAGGAAGAGTATGAATTTGAGGGACTTGTTGGCAAGTCTGGCAGAAATCTTCGTTTTGATTTTTGCGTATTTGACGATTGCGGCAATATTGACTTCCTTATAGAATATCAAGGAGCACAGCATTATGTACCTGTTGGAAAATATGGTGGTGGTCGCGCCCTCAAATATCAAAAGTATAACGATACATTAAAAAGAAAATTTTGCTTGGAACATAATCTGAAATTAGTTACTATTCCTTATTATGATGAAGGAAGACTAAACTATGATTATATTATGAAAGCAGCAGGATATTAGGAGGTGAGCTTTGGCTACCGTTAAAGATAAGAATGAACGCGATTGCCGTATCATTTCAAATGCCAATAGGCAATCAGGCTCTTTGGCATTTAATAAGATTAAGGTAGGGAACAAAACTCTCTCTAATGATGTTGTTCTTGATATTGGTCAGGTTGTTACAGACAAATATTCTCGCCGCAAGAAGTACCCCAAGGAAGATGTAATCAAGGCTATTGAACAGAATAACCTGAATGAGCAGCGTAAAATTTCAAATTATTTCTTTAAGACAAGCGGTATCTATAGCCGCCTGTGTCGTTATATGGCTTTCCTATTCAAATATGATTGGTTTATTACGCCAATGATATATGATGAAAAATTAAAACAAGATGGTAAATCTAAAAAGGTAGTTGAAGGTTGGTATAAATCAACACGCTATCTTGAAAATTGCAACCTCAAAAAAGTGTTTGGTGAGATTGCGCTAAAAGTTGTACGTACAGGCGCATATTATGGCGTTATTGTACAGCAAAAGGACGCTTGTTTTATTCAAGAATTGCCTATTTCCTATTGCCGCAGCCGTTATCAACTTAATGGTAATCCTGCGGTTGAATTTAATATGAAATATTTCGATGATGCTTTTTCCGATACTGCGTATCGTTTAAGAGTTCTAAAACTGTGGCCGAAGGAAGTCCAGAAGGCTTACCTTGCTTATAAGGATGGGAAGTTACCTATTGACTATGCTGGCGATACCAACGGCTGGTTTTTACTTGACCCATCTACAACGGTGAAGTTTAATATTACGGGCGGTGACGCGCCACTGTTCATGAGTATTATTCCTAAGCTGTTGGATTTGGAAGACGCGCAGGATTTAGATAAGAAAAAGATGCTTCAACAGATTTTGAAGATTATTATCCAAAAGATGCCTATTGATAAGAACGGCGATTTAATCTTCGATGTCCAAGAAGCGCAACAGCTCCATACTAATGCGGTTGCTATGCTTGGTGACGCTGTTGGAGTTGACGTGTTGACAACGTTCGCGGATGTTGATGTGGCAGACCTTGCGGACAAAGGTAATGTCTCTTCCGTAGACCAGCTTAATAAAGTTGAACGTTCTGTGTACAACGAAGCTGGTACTGGACAGAACCTTTTTAATGCAGATGGTAATCTTGCATTGGAGAAATCTATTGCAAATGATGAAGCTACTATGTCTGACCTTATTTTACAATTTCAGACATTTGCGGAACGTCTGTTGGCACCATTTAACAAGAACAGTAAGCGACTTTATTATCATGTCGATATTCTGCCTACGACCGTCTATAACTATAAAGACCTGTCTAAGCAGTATAAAGATATGACATCTCTTGGATTTTCTAAGCTCTTGCCGCAAGTTGCTCTTGGTCAATCTCAGAGTGCAGTACTTATGACTGCATATTTTGAGAATGATGTTATGTCTTTGAATGAGGTTTTTGTTGCTCCTGCCTTATCTTCTACTATGAGCAATAATGGCAATGGAGACACTACAGCGAAGACGAAACAACAGCAGACTCCATCTTCGGGCAATAAGGGCGGTCGCCCTGAAAAACCTGATGACCAAAAGTCTGACAAAACAATCGCTAATAGAGAAGCGGAAGGATAGAATTAAATGCTAAGAAATAGGTCTGTGGCTACAATTGACAGCCCAGAATTCATTAATCTAGCACCAGATGCTATCAACCCCGGTATTTCTAAATGTGAGATTAAGGTCATGTATCTTGGCAAGAACCGCAACGGTTCTTTTATTGACAAGAACACGGCCATCCAGATGGCGAACTCATTACCTGCTACGCCAATTGTAGCTGCTTATAATGAGAACAAAGAAGACTTTGGTGACCACGGTGAAGTTCTTCACATTGAAGATGGGGAAATAAAATTCTCTTGTAAGACCGTTCCGTACGGTTTCGTTGCTCCAGATGCAGAAGTTTGGTTCCAAAAGTTCGATGATACGAATGAATTTGGTGAAACTACTACACGTGAATACATGATGACTACTGGTTATCTATGGACTGGGCAGTATCCTGAATTGGATAAATGTATTAATCAAGGCCAAGGACAGTCAATGGAAATTGATAACGTTGATGGACATTGGACTACAGATAGTAACGATATTGAGTTTTTTATTATAAATGATGCAATCTTTACAAAACTTTGTATCTTGGGCGATGATGTAGAACCTTGTTTTGAGGGCGCATCTGTCACTAGCCCAGAAGTAAGTGAACATTTCTCTTATAATAAAGAGTTTTCGCATACTTTATTTGCTATGATGAATGAATTAAAAAGTGCGTTGACAAAAGGAGGGTCTATGCCGAAAGAAAACGTTGAAAGCGTTGAGGTAGAGCCTACTGCCACAATTGAGAAAGAAGCTCCTGTGGTAGAAGAGTTTGCCGAAAACGTTGAGACAAACGAAAACGTTGAATCTAGCGAAGACTCCGCCGAAGAAACTTTTGCTAAGGAAGAAGAGAAGAAAGAAGATAAAAAAGACTCTGATTCCGAAGACAAAGAAGATGAATCAGATGATGATTCTGATGATTCCGATGATAAGGAAGATGAAAAGAAGCCAGAGAAAAAGCACGAGCTTGAGAATCAGGTTTCTGAACTTTCTGAACAGCTAAAAGAGCTTACCGATAAGTTCACAGCTCTCGAAGCAGAAGCAGAAGAGCTTCGTAAGTTTAAAGCAGAGCGTATTGATGCCGATAAAGATGCTATGATTGCTAAGTATCATATGCTCTCTGATGAAGACAAAGCGGAAATTATCGCTGATAAAGATAAATTCACTCTTGGCGAGATTGAAAGCAAGCTCGCTTTACTATATGTCCAGAAGAATGTAAACTTTGATGAAGAGGAAGAAGTAGATTCTACACCCCTCACGACATTTTCTCTAGATGATGAAACTATTGCGGAAGATGCTGACCCAATGCTATCTGCTCTCCGCGAAGCACAAAACTATTAAATAGGAGGATTAAATGGCTCTACATGTAGACCGCGCTGACACTAAGATTCAGCTTACTGGTCACGACAATTTTGCTGTTGTCGAACCTAACCACCTCTCTGCTCCCCGCAGTGGTGGCGTTTATGGTCAGCTCCCCGCTGATGATTCTATTACAATGCTTGAACAGGGCACTTTCGTTAAGTACGATTATGCTGCTGGCAAGATTAACTTCACTGGTGAAGGCCCTTGGATGATGGTCTTCAATGAAGAAAAGCTCTATGACGAGCATAAGCAGATGCACCGTGACTACGCCATGAAGAAGTCTGACTTCTATGATGGCGTTATGACACCTCGTGTTTTCCGCATGTATGCTGGTGATATTTTCACCACAAATAACGTCAAGGCTGACGATTATGACCTCGGTGACGTTCTCGTCCCCGGCACTAATGGTGTTCTTGAGAAAGGCGCTAAGGGCGAAGGTCTAGCCGTCAAGGTTGCTAAGCTCACCACCATGCCTGATGGTCAGCCCGGCCTTAAACTACAAGTCATTGCTGAATAAGAAAGGAGTAAGATAGATAATGGAACTAATGAAATTTGACGAACTTAAAAAGCTCGCTCGTGCCGCTACCAAGAATGCTCCCCTTACTTTTTCAGTAAATGGCAACGAGGAATCATTTGACGTTGATACCGTTAACCGTACCCTTCGTGAACAGTTCAATCTACTTGCTGGCGATTATCGTCTCTTCCGTCGAAACGAAGTCGCTGTCTACGAACTAATTGAAAACACAATTGACGAGATTCTTCCCGTCAAGGTTATGCAGCAATTTGAGCAGTTTGCTGATGTTCAGACAATTGCTCAGGGCGATAAGGCCGTCTTCAAGCTCCGCATTACTGAAGCTGCTCGTAAGCGTGCCAAGGCTTTCGTAACTCGTGTTGGCCTTGCTGGTCGTTACGAGACAATGATGCTTGATGGTAAGGAACTAGAAGTCGCTACTAGCGCTATCGGCTATGCTATCCGCATTGGCTTTGAGGAATTCCTTGATGGTCGTTATTCATTCGCAGACTTCACCAATATCATGCTTGAAGGTGTTGATGAATACATCTATGCTGAAATCCTAAAGGCTCTGACCCAGACTGTCGAACAGCTTCCTACTGCTAATAAGTATGTCGGTGCTGGCTTTGACGAGACTAAGATGGATGAACTACTCGCCATTTCTGATTCTTATGGTAATGGTACTTCCACAATCTACTGTACTCGTGAGTTCGCTTCTACTATGAAGCCTGCTTCTGCTGATTGGGCTTCTGACGCTATGAAGGAAGAACTTTTCCGCAAGGGCTTCTTCGCTGATTATAAGGGTCACCCTGTAATTATTCTTCAGCAGTCTATGGTTGATGAAACCAACGCTGAGAAGGTTGTTGACCCGTCTCAGGCTTACATCTTCGCTTCTGTTGGTGAAAAGCCTGTTAAAATTGTCTTCGAGGGCCAGACTGCTGTTCGTACCGTTTCTGATAATGACGATTGGTCAACCGACCTCCAAACTTACAAGAAGTTTGGTGTTGCTGTATTCTCTAATCCTTCTATCTGCTCTTATCAGAACACAGCACTAAAAAAAGCAACTCGCTAAACCCAACGCCAATGCCTGACCCAGAACCTCCCACACCTGGGAAAGACGAGGTAAATGCTGGCGATTATGATACTGTCTCAGAAGCAATCGCAAATGTTCCCGCTGGTGGCACACTGTTTGTCCCTGCGGGAACCGCTGCAATCGAAGAGCCTGTAACTTTTAATAATGATATTACTGTTAAGGGTAATGGTGTAACCTTTGAAAAACCAGTAGTGGTTTCAGATGCAGCAGTTACATTTGATAATGTTAAACTTGTAGCTACTGGCGCAGATGCTAATGACAAGACACTTGCCGTCAAGGTTAACGGTACGAAGCCTTTCACGCTAAAGAATAGTGAAATTTCAGGTACTACCCGCACTGCACTATCTGTCATGACTTCTGGCAAGATTGTATTTGAGAACAACGTATTCGATGCTGGCGATAAGAATATTTACAATATGGTTGAGTTTAGCGTCAGCAATGCACGTGATATTGCGGATGTCACCTTTAAGAATAATACGTTCAAGGGTAAGCTAAAGAAAAACGGCGTAAGCCTTTATAATCTTGCCGAAGGTGCTACCGTAAACTTTGTGGGTAACGTATTTGAAGATATTGACGTAAGTAATAACCCAATTCGTCTGAGCAATCCTAAGAATGTCTCTGCTATCTTTAATTTTAAGGATACCACGTATTCATTCAATAGTGATACGCCAAATGCTGATGGTTATACTGCTTTTATGCTGCTACAGGATTATTCTAAGGCTGGCGGCAAGCAAGATTTCTCTAAGTTTACAATCAATTTCGACAACCTTATTCGTGGCTCTAAGAAGCTCATGGAAAAAGGTGAAGGAATGGATAAGGTATATTATGTATATGCCGATACTCAGGGAATCCTTGCTGATGGAGTTAACGACCCCGTTGTTAATTTCAAATAATGAATTATTGGAAGGGGCGCTCTGCGTCCCTTCTTTTTTTAGATTTAAAAGGAGAAAATATAATATGAGTAACGAAGTTGAACTAATTAGCGATGATACACTAGTTCCTATCCGCAATATCGTAAATTGCGAGACTGGTTACATTCTTTCGTCTTCTGGCCGCGCACGCCGTCTTATTCCGGGCGTTACTATGCGTGTTTCCGCAGGTGAGCTACGTGAGTTATTTTTCCAGCCCGGCGGCTCTATTCTTCTACAGAATTACATCAATGTAGGCAATAAGTCACTTGCAGCAGAATTTGGTGTTCCGTATGATGCAATTGAATATGATTGGACAGAAGCAGATGTAAAGAAATGTCTTACCGAAGATGAAATTGATGTTCTGCTGGACGCTCTTGATTTTGCGCCACAAGGTATTATTGAAACCATTAAAGATGATGCCATTAAACTTGAAATTAACGACCGTGCAAAAATTAAAGCCATTGCGAAAAAAACTGGTGTCGATATTGATGCCGCTATTAAGAATAAACATGCTTATGATAATAGCGATACCAATGTTGCTGATAAACCACGTCAACGCCGAGTTCAAAAAGATGCCGAACCGCGTAAGCGCCGCGTCAAGGCAACTACCGAGTAATATAAAATAAGTAGGAGGTTTATCTAATGCCACAAGATATAGATATTGATAAAGATATGGAAGTCATACCTCCAACTTCTTTTCAGGAGATGTATGAATTTTTCCTAGCAGGTGTTACCGATGACATGTTTATGGAACTTACAAAAGAGGATACTGAAAAGCTACTTGAGGAAATTCTGATTGCGGCAGTTCCTAAATTTGAGTTCCCGCGTTGGACGCACCCATTTACTCTAGATTATGAAAATAAATGCTTCTCTACTTGCCTTACAGTAGAGGAAAAGATTATTATTCGTTATTATATGATTGCAGAATGGATTAGTTACCAGCTTGCCACTGTTGACCTTATTCGCCAGAAATATTCAAGTTCAGACTTTTCATTTACTTCTCAGGCTAATCATATGCGTTCACTTATTACAATGAAGCAGGAATATGAGCAGAAAGCGTTTCACGCTCAAAGAATCTATTGTCGCAGATATGTTGATAATAAAGGCCATGTTCGCTCTTCTTTTGGCATGATTATGGAACCAGTGAAGTAAAATGGCGTTAATGGTAATAGATAATAGGATTCTAGACTATCAGGTAGAAAATGTTAAGGATAGTCTAGAACGTATCACAAATCAAATTTTTAAACTTCTACCTACATTTGAAGATGGTAAAAATTGGATTAAACCATTAGATACTTTAGTTATAGAGATTACAGGTATGGCTCTTGTAACTCCCAATGCGCCAAAACTTTATCAACTCGTATATAAACTGCAAGGCATTAAAGAACAGGGGAAAGATATTGAATTTATGCTTTTTCGCCGCATGATTTTTGAAGCTTGCAATATCGCTAACGATGTTAGGGAAAGCCTATGAGCATTCAAACATTAGGCGCTCGCCTTCAATGGCTTGGTGGCGATAATATGGGAAGAATTAATCAGTCTAAATATATGTCTTTTCAAGCGGCTTTAAAAAATGATTATAATAAGAGAATGATTAAATTCAACAATCAGTCTTGGCCTTGTCTCATTAACTCCATGTCAGGAGGTTTGAAGGCTAATTACGATAAAAAGTATATCTCTGTTGATTTCAAGAGTGGTTTAAAAGCTGGTGAAACTTTTGAGCTATTAGACAGTGGAACTCATTGGATGATTTATTTGCCAGTAATTACAGAGACAGCTTATTTGCGGTCTGAAATTATTCGTTGTGATTACACGCTTAATGTAAATGGTCAAGAGTATTGGATTTTTTTTAGGGGACCTGTAGAAACAGATTTGCGTTGGTTTATTAAAAATAACATCAATATTAACGAGCTTAATCTATCTGGTAGCATTTATATTAAGAATGATGAAAATACTAGAGACTTTTTTCATCGTTTTACTCATATCAAACTTGCTGGACATACATGGGAAGTACAAGTTACAGATTCGATTACAGTACCGGGTATTTTAGAGCTTGAAATCCAAGAGTATTATGATAACAGCATTGCAGAACTGCCAAGTATCCTCAAAGACGAGACTACACCCATTAACATTATTAGCGGTGCGACAACTGCTAAACAAGATACTATTGTTGGATATGCTATCTCAAATGAAGCATATGACCCCAAAATTCATTGGGAAGTTAAGAATAATCCAAGAGTCAAAATACTTGAGGAATATGAAAATGGCCGCATGTGTAAAGTTAAAGTCTATGCGGGTGCGGTAAAAACGTTTGATATTTGCTATGGAGATTTTTTTCAGACAGTAATTGTCGAATGGCAGAAGCCACTAATTCAAGGGCCGCAAGAGGTTTATCCTTATGATATTCATACCTATTGGATTAAGAAACTTCCAGAAGATGAAAGAGTCGCATTCTCTATTGATGATGAATCTATGGCTAAGATTGTAGATTCCAACAATGATTCTTGCAAGGTAGAAATTATATCTGGCAAGAAAGGTAAATTTGTTATTCATGCGGCATATGGTGACATTGAAACAGATTTACCAGTTCAGATTAAATCGTTATAAGGATTGGAGGTTACATGAAACACGTTGCTTCTAATATCTTACGAACTAACTATAAGTCTACTTTTCTTTCACACGCAGAAGATCAAGAAACCATTTGGCGAAAACTTTTTGTTGAAAGTAGACCTTACAGCGATATGCTGAAAAAGTTACTTATTATTAATACACCTGATTGTCTTGATAGGACACAAGACCAATATCAGCGTAAGATTGAACAATATACTATTAAAGACCTACATGATAATCAATATATCAAGGCTACTCCCAAGCTCTCTTTTGGAGAACATGAAGAAGTTAAATCTTATATCATGTTAGATTTTGATGATTTTTCTCCTTCTGAGAATCCTCGCTATCGCAATTGCGTTATTAGTTTCACGATTATCTCACAACTTGATTATTGGGAACTAGATGACTATCAGTTACGTCCTTGGATGATTGCTGGATACGTTGATGGTATTATGAATGATACTCGTCTATCTGGTATAGGTAAGCTACAATTCTTAGGTGCGCAACAGCTTGTTTTAAATGAATATTTAGGTGGCGTAATGCTACGATACTCAGCTAGCCATAGTGAAGCCGATGATTCACAGAATATTGATAATACTAAGCCTGCGCCGCAAGATTTATAAAGCTGGTGCAGCATGTCAGAGTTACAAGGAGATTTAGGTAAATATCTTTCTGGAATGCCAGTGACGGTTGCGGGAGCGAATGTTGCTATCTCGCAACCGTCTATTAAAGATATTTGTGCTTTTGGTGAAGATTCGTTTCTTATATCAATTGAACTTTTTGTCAAGGCGAAAGAACTTGCCGCAGAAATGAAAAACGTGGGCAAAAGTCAATTAGGATATATGGACGATTTTCAAATATTATTAGTAATCATCCAACAGGACGAAAACACGAAAAGAAATGTAGATAACCTTTTCGGCCTTATTTTTCCTGATTATATAATTGAATATGACGCTGGGTGTATCAATTTTAAAGTACAGGAAAATGGACCGATAGTAGGGCAACTCAATCCTATGAATTTTGAAAATTTCAGAATTACATTGAAAGAACTATTTTTGCCAGTAGGCACTGATAAGTATGAAGAAGAATTTAATCCTGCTAATGATGCAGCTGCCGAAATTGCGGCCAAACTTCAACGTGGTCGAGAAATACGAAATCAGATAAAGAGCGATAAAGATAAGAAGAAAGCTAATAGTATCTTTGGCAATTACGCTTCTGCTCTTTCTATTGGTTTGGCAATTGACATTAATGTTATATATAATTATACTCCATTTCAGTTGTTTGATAGTATTAAGAGATATACGATTAAGATGGCATATGACTTATATCAGAAGGTAGCTACTACTCCTATGATGGATGTTAGCAAGATTGACGAGCCTGATAATTGGATGGACGGTATTTATTGAGTATAATCGTGGTTTTGCCGCGTTATATAATAGACATAGAAATTAGCGCGTTATGTTTCTATGACTAAGGAAAATGTATACAAATTCCTAAATGTAAGGAGAAATCTATGAATAGATTTGGCGTGCGAGAAATCTGCGATGTAGTATTCAAGCCTCTTACATCCGTAGACCTCGGTGGCCAGCACTTCGATGCTGGTCAGCCTATGCTTTATATTGACACCGCCAAGACTTCTAGCCTTGAAGGTGCTGCTACCACTGTTTATGCACAAGGTGGCAAAGGTAATCCTCGTCTAATCGCCTGGGACGGTGAGAAGACTCTTACCTTGACTCTTGAGGATTCTATGATGAGTCCTACCAGTTTTGCCATGCTTTCTGGTGCTGGCCTAGTACATGGCAAGAAGACTGGTGAAAATAAGACTCCCATCTATGTCCATGCTACATATGATATGGTTGCTGAAACTTCTGGTGATAAAATTATTGCCAAGCTAACTGATGAAGACCGTAACGGTGCAACTATCATCGTTACAAAAGAAGCTCCTATCTATCCTGTTACTCTCGATAGTGCTGGCGCTCAAGCTAATTATCTTTCTGCTGTTACCGACAAGCAGGTTTTTGTTATTAATGATGGCAAGACTCTGACTGCTGCTACTCTTGGTGACCACGGTGAAATTGAAGCCGAAGGTAAGACAATTGCTTTCCAGCTTGCTGCCGACACTCCCGGCGATAGTAAGCAGGATGCTGCTGTAAAGGCTGGTGATACTGTACGTATTGACTGCTATGAGGTTCATTACGATGAAGCCTATGAGATGCAGATTGATGCTGAGAACTTCGCTGGTTACTATTATATCGAAGCGTCTACACTCTTCCGTGATGAAGAGACTGGTGTAGACCTTCCTGCTGAATTTATCATTCCTCGTGGTAAAATCCAGAGTAACTTTACGTTCTCTATGGCTAATAATGGTGACCCATCAACATTTACATTCACCATTGACTGTATGCCTGCCTACACCAAGTTCAACAAGAAGAAGAAGGTTATGGCTACACTACAGGTTGTTGACAAGACTGATACAACTCACAACTATAAGAATAAGGATGTCCTTGGTCACGATGGTCGTACAAAGGATTCCGATGTAGATAGTTGGTATTCTAAGTCTGTCTTCTCCGAAGCAGCGGGGGAATAAAGGCCGCAACGTCAACTGAATCTGCGGCTGACAAACAACATTCAGACGTAACTGCTAATGCAGTTGATTCGACTACTAAGACTTTTGTAGATGAAACTATTCCCAGTGTTTCTAAGCTAAAGAAGTCTGTAGCTAAATAAGCTAAAGGGTGTTCCTTAACTGGGACACCCTTTTTCTTTTTTAAATAGCAATAATATGTATTGCTATTGCAATATATACTAATGTTATTTAGGAGGTAATATGAGCAATTTCAATTGGCGTGCCGTCCAAGCATATAATGGCGGTAAAGAGTATCTTGCTTATACTATTGCCAGAGGACAAGCTGATATTGATGATGACACGATGCACCGTATTATGAAACGCCAAGTAAGTACATTTACTCAAAGATTTAATCAGGTGAATGCGGCCAGTGGTAAAAAATATACTGGTAGACAGATTAAGTCTATGATGGATAACTGGGTTTCAAATGGCGGTATAATAGGTCAGAATATTGATGCGGCAATGAAAAACATTGCAAACTTTGATAGCAAAGGTATTGCTAAATCGTATAGTACGTCTGGTGATATTTTTGTCGATGGTGTCAGTTTAGCAAATGTAGGTGCCGTATTTAGTTCGTCTGTGCAAGATTGTTTGACTCATGTATCCAGTATTACTACAGCAGTCAATGAAGCTGTTAATAATATTATCTGGACACTTGTATCTAATTATGAATACTTAGTTGCTGCGCGTCTAGTTGATGCGTATTATACAAGTGGAAATGTCCCATCAGACCTACAAGGCATTCCAACAGATGCAAGCATTAGCGCGGGAATGGTCAAGGAGTCTGAAACGAAGATTGTTCTTGCAATGGAGAAGGTGCGGGAAAACCTAGATATTCTTGCTTCTCTTGGTGATGGTAGTAGTGTTGATATTCAGAATAGCTTTCAATCTGCCGCAGATTCTATTGCAGCTGCTTTCAACTCTATTGGTGGTACAGTTCACGAAATGGCAGAAGCGCATGCAATTAATGTTGCCGCAAATGAAGGCCAACAGCTTATTATGGAAAATGATGAAAAGATAAAGCAGATGGTATCTGCCGCAGATGGTAAATTTTATTCTAATTGGACAGCCCAACAGATAACAGATACTCTTGAAGGTAAAGAATCCAAGGAAGATGTTCATATTTATTGGAATAAAGGTGGCATTGTTCTTGAATTTGGCGGCAATATTAAATTACGTGAAAGTGCGCCATTTCAAGGTAGTGGTCCAGGTTCGCGCGCTCTTGGAGTTGAAGGATTTGTTGCCAAAAGTATGACATATCAGCAGTTGGCGAAAAAATTAAACGCCTTTGCGCCCGGAGCTGGTCAGTACGGATATAGCCTTGTCGGTGCTCTTGGTACTACTGTTAATGCTATGGACTGGTACAATATCAGGCAGGCAGCTGGCGCTTTAAGTCTTGTAGATGCTATAGCTGGTAGTGGTATTCAAGGAGATTATTCAACTTTACTTATCGTAAATAATAAGATATTTTCAATTTATGATATTCTTAGAAAGATTTATGATAATTCAGATACTATTTTGAAGTATGGTGGCAACAAATATTATCTTGTTGAAGGTTTTGACTTAGGTACTTTAAGAAGTAAAGTTATGCCGTCACAGACAGGAGATAACGTTTTCCGCATGGCATTAAATCGTAATAAACTTGCCTACAAGGTATTGAATAATACTAAGATTAGTATCACGCTTAATATGGGTCGTTTATTTACGCCAGATATTTTTAAATCTTAGTTGACATTGTTTTAAAAGTATGGTATAATATAACCATATAGGTATAGAAATAAAAGGAGATTTTTATGGCAATTCTTTTTGAAACAGAGACGGCTAAAAAGCTGACTTCGCAAGACATGTATGACATTATTCATTTTGCGGCACAGTCTGCCGAGGATAATGGCTTCGTCAATCAGTTTGTTTTTGAACGTGCGCTATATGCGTATGCGGCGATTATTCTATATCCTGACCGCAAGGAAGAAATTGGCCGCATGGTTTCAGATAATATTCTAGACGCTTGGGATGCGCTTTTGGCTGATGGCACTATCGCAGACATGAATGAAAACTTTGCGGTAGATATGGATGCTCTTGGTCGAATTGGTAGCGTATGGCTTGATGATTATATTAAGTATCTACAATCTGCTCGTGGTATTTTCTCTACGTTCCAAACTTTTAGTGGCGATATGATAGAATCTACTGTAAATCGTTTTAAAGATGCTTTTAATGAAAATGATGCTCAGACAGTTCTTGATATTGCAGATAAATGGGGCATGAATAATACTCCAAAAGATGAAAGTAAATTAAAGGAAAAAGTCAAAGTCAAGGCTATGGCAACCCCTGAACAAGTTAATGATGCGATTAAGGCGGCTACTGATTATCTTGCCACCGTGCCAACAGAAAATGAAGAGGTTAAAGAAAATAATGAACAAGAGGAAGGTCCTCTGTTCGAGCTTTAGTACAAAATTCAATAATTGTTATGAGCCTACTTTTATATAAAGTAGGCTCTTTTTTTGTGCCTTGTTAACGTTAATAAAGATACAAAAGGAGGTACGATTGTGAATCGTACATATAGATGTAAAGTAGGTGATTACCATTAGTAAATATTCAAATACTATTGAGTATAATCTACGAACTACATTAGACCGTTCTGGTTTGACTCAATTACAGACTGAACTTAATAAAGTTTCTGTTCAGTTAAAGGAAATGCAATCTCAAGATATTATTGATAATAAGCAGGTTTCTGCGGCTATCAATAATATTCAAAAGTTTCAGAAAGCATTAAATTCGAGCTTCAATACTAAAATCGGAATGCTCGATATGACAAAGCTGACCAGCCAATTAAATGATAGTGGACTTTCATTACGCAATCTACAAAACTCATTTTCTATGGCAGGGTCTACTGGTAAAATTGCTTTTACAGACGTTCTTGCGCAATTAGGTAAAATTGATACTGGTATTAAAAGTACCAGTTCAATGGTAGATAAATTATTTAATACAATGGGTAATACGGTCCGTTGGGGCATTATGTCAAGTGCCTTTAACGGCGTGACTGATTCTATTCGTCAATCTGTTGAATATGCCAAAGACCTTGATGATTCATTGACACAGATTATGCTTGTTACTGATTATTCACGCGATTCGATGGTTCAGTATGCTAAGCAAGCCAATGAAGCTGCTAAGGCTCTTGGTTCTACAACTGTTGCTATGACTAATAGTACTCTTATTTTCGGTCAGCAGGGTTTTGACTTGAATAAGTCTCAGCAGCTTGCGGAAATGTCAACTAAATTGGCAAATGCTTCTCAGCAAGATACTGCTACAACGTCAGACCAAATCACAGCATATATGAACGCTTATGGTCTTGATAATAATATTGATAAACTTAATGCCGCACTAGATTCTTGGGCTAACGTAGCAAACATTTCTGCTGCGGACGTTGGAGAGTTGGCAGAAGCATCACAGAAAGCGGCGTCAGCAGCAGCTACACTTGGAGTTTCTACAGACCAGCTTAACGCCCAGATTGCTACTATCGAATCTGTTACAAGAGAAGCACCAGAACAAATTGGTAACGGCTTAAAAACACTTTATGCACGCTTTTCAGATTTGTCAATGGGTAAGACTTTAGATGATGGAGTAGACTTAGGAAAAGTTACTTCTACACTAAATAAAATTGGTGTACAGGTTTTAGATGGCGATGGCAAGATGCGTGGCGTTGGCAATATCATGGAAGACCTTATGAAAGTTTGGGATTCTATTGATGCTACACAGAAAGCAGCTATAGGTCAAACGCTTGCTGGTAAATTCCAGCTTACCCGTTTTGAAGCATTGATGAATCGTTCAGACTTATATAATCAGTATAAAGCTGGTTCTGAAAATGCTAACGGTACACTTGATGTAATGAATGAAAAGTACGTTGATTCGTTACAGGGAAAATTAAATAAATTACAGACTACTTTTGAAGGTATTATCAATAGTCTTGGTAATTCTTCTGATTTTTATGGATTCATTGATGGATTATCTACTGCATTAGATTTAATGCAGAAATTAGTTGATTCTATTGGCGGCGGCTCTGCCGCGCTCACTTTACTTGGCGCTACAGCTTCAAGAGTTTTTAGTAAACAGATAGCTCATGGTTTAACAGCTATGGCGCAGAATTTTTCTCTTGGACAAATTAAGAAAAATAATGCTCAAGTAAGACAAGAAAAACTTAACGCAATGGGTTATCAAAAGATTGACGATAAGTCTTTAGACCCGTTAAAAGATATGATTGATGTTGGAACAACATATCAATCAATCATGAGCGATGAACAGCAAACACAATATAATAAATTACTTATTGATACAAGCCATGCGATTAATGGCGTGACTGATGCAGAAGCTAAACTTCGTGAAGCTGTTAATGAAACTAATATGGCTATTGGTGCTGCGACTGGTGAATATAAAGAATATATTCAGCTTTTAAGGGATGAAAATGGAATCCTTCAAGCAAAAGGCACTCAAGAATACTATAATAACGTAAATGCTGGTAGGGAAGAATTATATAAAAATATTTCTTCTAATGAAGCAAAGCAAAGACTCCAAGGAATCGCAAATGAATCTTCTGGTATTAGCTCAGTAACTATTCCAAAACATCGTGATAAAATTGCAGCTCTTGGTGCTGATTCTGACCCAATGAAAATTATGACAAAAGGTCGAGCAAGTCTAAAAGTTATATTAAAAGACTCTCAAAGATTGCTTAAAGCGTATGGAATAACAGAAAGTATTTATGGTAAAGATTCTATTTTTGCCGTTTTAGACGAGCAAGCTACAGATTGTCTACAGCCAATAGAAAAAGTAATTCAAGCACTGCGCAAATTGTCTCCACTTGCGAATAGCACCGTTAGAAAAAATGGTTTGAACTCTGACAATCTAGGTGAAGCTATTGGTCTTGTAGATACACTTCAAAGCAGTATGAATGAAGTAAATCAAGGAGCGGAAGGTGCTTTAAACAAGGCAAATGATGCGTTAATTAAAAATCGTCTTGCCGTGGGTTCTGCTTCAGATTTGACTCGTAGAAACCAAAAAGTTACTGGTGCTAATGTAGTGCTTGAAGGCGTTAAAGGCCAGAATGAAGGTCTTGAAGACACGCTGAAAAAACAAATGGATGTACAAAATATTGTTCAAGCTACCGCAGCTATTGGACAACTTAGTTTTGCTTGGCAATCTTTTCAAAATTTGGGTTCTATATGGGCAAATGCTGATTTAACCACTGGCGAAAAAGTTGAACAGACTATAATGAATCTTTCTATGACTGTTCCGCAGCTGATTTCTAGTTTTATTGAGTTAAAAGAAGCATCAAAATTAGATTTTGGAAATCTTTTCTCTTCGATTAAAACAAATGAAATTGCAAAAATGCAGACAGCATTAGATTCAATGCAACTCGGTTCTTTTGCGAACGGACTTACAGCAACCACTATTAAGTTTAAGGCTTTTGGCGCAGGAAGTAAGATTGCATCTGCTGGTCTTCAAGTATTTAAAGCGCTTCTTGAAGGTATGAACAGTCCTCTTTTTAAGGCAATAAGTGTAATCGCGGTTGCTGGTGGTATTTTACTTAATTTCCTTCACCAAAAGCAGCAAGCTGCAATAGATAAACAAGTTGAAACATATACAAATACTCAACAAACTGCGTCTGTTGACACTTCTTCTTTTGACACGGCATACGCTTCTTATAAAAAAACTGGCGAAGTAACTGATGAATTAAAGAGTGCTACTGATAATCTAATTGATTCTCTTGACATTGATGGTGGTAAGACACTTGAAAATTCAGGAGACTTTGATACTTTAGCAGAGAAAATCAAGAACGCGAGTACTGCTTCTAAGGAGCGGGCTGAATCTCAAGGTAAACAGGCTTTAATTGCGTTAGAAAAAGGTGCTTCTACATTTATACCATTTTTTAATAATGCGGAAGGAATAGCATATCAGAATGACTTTTTAAGTAATGCTGGTTTGACTACAAATTGGCTTGGTCAAGATACTAGCGGATTATCTCTTGCAGAGAAAATCGGTAAGGTCACAGACGCATCCGCTAAGGCTCAAAAAGAAGCAGATAAACAACAAAAAATTCTTGACGGCATGAGCAAAGACGATGCCATGTACGAATTTAGAAAGTTCAAAGTAGACCAAGCAAAGCAAAATGTTTCTGACGCGCAAGATTACTTAAATGATGAAAATGTCGCTAACGCAAAAACCATTATTGACAATATGGCTAGTGCCGCAGAAGAAGGTTTGAACAAGAGTGACTTCGTTAACAAGTCTAAAAAAGAGATTGAAGATTCTCTATTAGACAATGAAGCTATTAAAGCTAAATATCAATCTCTTGGAAAAGAAGCTGGACAAGAATATATCGACGGACTCGTTTCTGCTATGCAAGGTGGTAAGAACGATGTTAAAAATTCTGTTATGGCAGGATTAAGTTCTGATATTTCAACTGACAATCTAGAGAGTGCGGCCAAAAACAAGTCTTCAATGAAAGATGTACTTGAAGATTATCAAACTGCCTATCAAAAGAATGGTGGTTTCACAGAAGATGAAGCTGCCAACATTATGGTGGAACATCCTGAATACGTTGAATTCTTGCAAAAGGTTGGCGACCAGTATCAACTAAATCAGCGTGCGGTTGAACAATGGACACAAAAGACGCGTGAGCAGACCGCTGCGATGAAAGAAGCCACTGGCGAAGCCGTTAATATGTCTCAAGCTAATACAGATATTCTTGCGGCATATCAAAGTCTTTCTGGTAATAATCTTGACTTACAGCAGCCGCTTCAAGAAATACAGCAACTTAATGATTTACTTACTAATGGTGCAATTTCTAATGCTGATTTCTTAGATAGATTAAATTCTGGTTTTGATACTTTAGCAAGTAAAATTGATAACGCTGTTAACAGCGGTCAGAAACTTGCTGACGTATTAAATGATGATGATATTTCTAACTTTGCTCAGATTATGACAAATGAGTTGTATACTGGTTTACAGCAGGCCAACAAACAATTCAAGAGTGGCAAAATGAATGTTACTCAGTATTCCAATACTATGAAAAAAGCTGCGCAGCAATCTATTAAAATGGAACAGGCAACTAGTGGTTTAACTGATGAACAAGTTGAACAAATTAAGAATTCTAAAGATATTAGCAATGTCACCGTTGGCATGACAAAAAAGCAGAAATCTGCCGCAAAGCAAATTAATAAATTAGCCAAGAGCATGAAAAATCTTGACGCTGCCGCTGACTTTAATAATTTTGTTACAGACAATTTTGAACAAATGAATAAAATCTTTGAAGACACTGGTAAAGTAGCCGTGGATGCTACAAATGATATGGGTGGAATCAAAGAGGAATATAGTCAAACAATTTCAGGTCTTGCATCTTCTATGCAGACATTTTATCAAACTAACACAGAAGCCGCTGTAAATACTGCGAACGCTATTGCGGCTACAGGTGCAATGACGCAAGCTCAAGCGTATGAAATGTTAACTACAGGACAAGGCCTAGCGAGTGCCATGATGTCCAACAGCGAAGTCGCTAGTGCGGCGATGCAAGGAACAATGGCAGAAGCCGAAGGCGCAGTTTCAAATATGGCAGATGGTATCTCAGGTATCATCACAGATATTATGGCAATGTTTGGCGGCATTGATGGTGATGTTACCAGCAGTACTGAAAAGACTGATTCCTCTGAATATGATATTACTTCAACTGAAAAAGGTAAGGGTTCAGAATCAGTTGGTACCGTTTCAGTTCCAAATTTCAAGATGCACATTAAAGGTTCTAATAACTCTTCTTCTAAGGGTTCTGCTGCAAGTAGGAATAAAAATCTTACCTCTACTGGTAAGACGAGAACCACTTCTGATGGACGTATTCAAGAACAATATGTAAACAAATTTACTGGTAAGTCTACTTGGTCAGATGTTAATGCTGGCTCACAAGCGTCTGTTAAGGAACATTCTAAGCAACTTGCAAAAGGTTTAAGCTCACTCTTTGGGTCTTCAACTCCTAGCCTTAAAAACTGGGCACCTTCTGGTGCTGGTGGCGCTGCGTCACCGTCAAACTTCGGACTTCCTTCGTCTGGCTCAGGCGGTGGAGGTGGCGGCGGTGGAGGTGGTGGAGGTGGCAGTTCCTTCACTCCTGATACCAAAGAAGCACTTGATGATGAAATTGATCGCTATGAGCGCGTTAATACGCTTCTTGATGCAATTGCAAATGACTATGAACGTATCAACAAGGAGCAAGAACGCTTAACTGGTGACAAGTTAGTTGAGAATCTTTCTAAGCAGACTTCACTTCTGAAACGTCAGATTGATTTACAGAAAGAAAAGCTGTCTATTCAGAACGATGAGATGAATGAACTTCAATCTAAGCTATCTGGATATGGCATTCAATTTGATGCTGAGGGTTATATCTCTAACTATGCAAAAATTCATCAAGGTTTGATTGATAACGTCAATAATCTTATCGGTCAATATAATGCTGCTGGTACAGAAGAAGCTCAAGATGCTATTAACGACCAAATTGATGCGGCAAATGATAATCTTGATAAATTCAAGACGCTATATCAACGTTATGATACTTTAATTTCAAGTGATTTGAGAGACACAATCCAGCAGATTGAAGACCTCAATGATGAAATTGAAGACCTGCGTATTAATATTTTTAAGACGCAAGTTGAATCTCTTGACAATCTTAAAGATATTCAAGAAAGTCTAGTTGATTTTGACCGTGCGTTCAATCGTGGTATCAAGCTGACGCCTTATCAAGAAGCAGCAGATAATGTTGCCAAGCTCGGCAAATACTTTGATGTTGCAACTATGAGCGTTGATGAATACTATGATAATCTTATCAAAAAGCAAGAAGATGCCGCAAATGCCGCAGGTACATCTGACGCATATAAGAAATGGTCAGCAGGCCGCGTAGACGAACTCAAAGCTGCCAAGCAGCGTGCGCTCAATGGTGACAAGAGTGTAGACTACTACGGCACTGGTTATTTCGATATGTCTATGAAGAATCTAACCGATATTAACGCTCAGATGAAGCAGTTTGAAGAGACTGGTAAATCTGATATTTTCGGTGAAAATTCAGCAGACCTCTATGATGTAGCTAAGACAGTATATGAACAGGCCGCAGGACTTGCTCAGGACTATTGGTCATTGATTGAAAATCTCCATGATAACGTCATGGATATGATTGATGATATTAGCGATAAGATGGATAGGCGTAAAGACCAATACGAAGCCATTACAGATGAACTTGAACATTGGTTAGATATTACAGAACTTCTACATGGTGAAGAATCTTATGATGATTTAAATACCATCCTTGGCGCACAGCAGAATAATTACAAAGCACAGCTAAATGAACTAATGCAGCAGCGCGATATTTGGAAAGATATGCTTGGCTCCATGAAAGAAGGCTCGGAAGAGTGGAATGAAGTATCTGACAAGATTAAAGATGCTACTTCCGACATTAACGACCTTATTCAAAACTCTTTAGAGAATCTACAGAAGCAGTATTCAAATACAGTTTCAAAGATTACAAAAGCATGGGGAACCAAGGCTGTTGGTACTGACCTTGACTGGATGAATACACAGTGGGAGCTAATCAATCGCAATGCTGATTATTATCTCGATGATGTTAATAAATCCTATAATATCCAAAAGCTACAGAGCAAATATCTTGACCTCTTAGATGGTTCAAATGATTTAGCTATCCAGCAGAAGATTTCAGCGCAAATGAAAGAGCAGCTTGAATATTTGCGCGACAAGACTAAGCTATCTGAATATGATGTAAACTATGCAAACGCACAGCTTGAAATCTTACAGAAGCAAATTGCGCTTGAAGAAGCTCAGCGCAATAAGTCTCAAATGAAACTTCGCAGGGATACTCAAGGTAATTATTCATACGTCTATACAGCGAATGATGATAATGTTCGTTCCGCACAGTCTGACCTTCTAGATGCACAGAACAACGCATATAATATGTCTAAAGACCAGATGAAGCAAACCCAGGCGGATTCACTATCTGCGTTACAGGATGCTCAATCTACAGTCAATGACATTTGGAACAATGCTAACCTGTCTCTTGAAGAGAAGACCAAGAGGACACAGGCAATCATTGACTCGCTTAAAGAATATCTTGCGGGAACCAGCGAACAGCTAAGCACGTCCCAGAAGAACATTATCAATGACTTCATCGGCATGTGCGATATGCTGACTGGTGAGAACAAAGATAACCTACAAGACGTATATGACCAGATTGTTAATGGCAGTACAGATGCTTTCGACCAGATTGACACCCGTTGGTCTACTTCTTTGACCTCTTGGCTACAGAATATGGACCAGTTCAAAGCTGACACCGATAAGATGCTTGGTGACTTGACGCAAGCTGGTAAAGATTATGCGGACGGTACAAAGACAATCGCAGACCTAGCTAAGACTAATTTTGATGATATTTCCAATAGCATTAGCGGCACAACTGATAAGACAAAAGAACTTGCGGACAGCACAAAAGAATTTGTCAACATTCTTAAAGATGTATCTGGCGAGGTCAAAAAGACAGAATCTACGATGACTGATTACGCTAATCGTATTACAGATGCTAACAACAATATGCAGGCATTCAAGCAACTTGCTGATGAAACTGCTAATAAACTATCTAAGAAAGAGCAAGAGAATGCCAATCTAAGTGAAGCTCTAAAGCAGGCTGAGCAAAAGAACTATAACTATGAACACTATGGCAACGCTAACGGTCCTTCATCTGGCGGCGGTGGTGGAGCTGGCGCTAATGAAGATACTGCTTGGGGTATTGCTAAGGCGATTTGGACTTATGGTTGGGCTTCTGGCTGGGGCAATGACCCTGTACGTTCTAGCAAGCTGACTGGCGCATATGGTACTGCTTTTGCCCGCCACGTTCAGGATATTATCAACCAATACTCTAGTTCTGGTAGACTTGTTGATTATGGTTCTATGAAATATAGTTCAAAGAATCTAATCGGCTATGATACAGGTGGCTATACTGGGTCTTGGTCTGATAAGACAGCAGATGCCAAGAATGGTAAACTTGCATTCTTGCATCAGAAAGAACTTGTCCTTAACGCTACAGATACGCAGAATATTCTTGCGGCAGTTGAATCCGTAAGGTCTTTTGCGGATAGCCTTAAATCTACAAGCCTTGCACAGTCACTTTCTACTGCTCTTGGAGCTGTGAGTGGCGCGAAAGCAAATAACGCATCCGAGACAATTGACCAAAACGTACATATCACTGCTGAATTCCCAGCTGCGAACAGTGCGGCAGAAATTGAATCTGCGCTTATGTCACTGAACGATAGGGCAGTTCAATACGCTTATAAGTTCAGATAAACATGGGCAAAATTTTATAATCGAATATTTGTGGTTTTGATATGTCTTAGAGCATAATTTTATGAACGGGAGAACTTTATGTTCTCCCGTTTTTTATTTGGATTGAAAAGGAGTTGACAATGGCGAATCTACAGGACGTTGTTCTTGAAGCTGTGGATACAATTGTATCCAATAGAATAGAACAGATAGCTACGGATAAAACAGTTACCGCCACTGTCGCTGGCTGTACTAATTCACTTACAGGTGAATATCTTGTTTCCTATAATGGCGGCAAATTAAAAGCATATGCCCAAGAAGGAAACACATATACTCAAGGTCAATCAGTGTATGTCCTTATCCCAGAAGGTGATTTCACCAAAAAAAAGAATATCGTAGGTGTCGCGCAGGCAGCAGAAGATGATAATAATATTAGCTTTGTATCTTCGGCTATTAGTAATTACAATCTCATTGGCCGCAATTGCCTTAGTGATAAAAATAAAGTGACGCCTGCGGGACTTCGTTCTTACAAAAAAGAAGATTACAAAGTTCTATATAAGAAAGATGAAGATGTAAGTGGTTCTAAACCTAAATTCTTATCTATTGATACTCAAGAGCTAGAGAATAATATTAAACAGGCCGAAGCGGTGCTAATTGAAGCGTCTTTCCGCACTTCTTTGCCGCGAGAGCACAAACTTACAAAGACTGGCGAATATGGTATTACTTTTATCTTAGCTTTTAAAGATGGAGACGCTACAGACGATAAAGGTCAGGCGTTAGTTAAAAAACTATCGTACACTATTGATAGTAATAGTATGACAGGTTCACCGCTTCAATATCAAAGTTATTTTGACCAATATCAGATTTTCCCAGTAGATGTTGAGAACTTCTTATATATTGACCAGATTATTTTCTATTGTAAAGATTTCGTAGAAACTACTGACCCAATTCAATCACAAGACAGACCGATTGGCTGGGGCGATGATATTTTCATTAAAGATGTTGAATTTTATGGCCTTAGAAAAATCAGTGCGGCAAATGGTGATTATCAGATGCACCTGTCTATGCCGAAAGGTTCTACTTTTAGAGATTTAACTGAGAACTCTTCTCTAAGCGTTGTTGGTACTCTTCGTCATAAAAACGAAGACCTATCAGGCGATGCAATGTTTTACTGGTTCAAAGAAGATGGACGAGTGACCGCAAGTTCTAAAGATTATAAGATGTACGGTGGAGCTGGTTGGTCTTATCTTGAAGCCAAAGGTAATAAATATAGCTTTGTTACTACTGGTGCAGAGAATCGTGCCTATGAAAATAAATATATGTGCGTTTGTGTTTATAAAGAGCAAATGGTTTTAAAGGATTATTTCACACTATATAATGAAGCAGCAAAACGTGACATTGAAATTATTTCTTCTCTTGGAGTCCGTTTTAGTTTTGACCGTGGCGAACCTACTTTAACTTGTCTTTTGGATGGTAAATCTTCTGACTTTGAAGCTGGTAAAGCAAATGGGCATCCAGATAATTTCTTTAGATTTGTTTGGTCTAAAGTTGACGATTATGATCAGACGTTATCTTTCATTGAAACGGTAGAAGAGCTTAAAGCTCGTTATGAAGATGGTATAAAACAGGGTATTGGATATAATAATCTGTCAGCTTTGAAAAATCAAATGAATGCGCTCGAAGGTGTCTCATGGGATAAAAATACACTCACTTATCCAGTGAAAGGTATTGACTCTAAGGCTACTTTCAAATGCGCTGTCTATTTGCGCGATAGGGAACCTTCAAAAGATGAATCTGTAGAAGATATTGAATATAATATCGGTGTTGCAACACTTACTTTAAAGAACGCAACTGCCGCAGACCCTACTGATTATTATATTACTATTGAAAATGGTGACCAAGTATTCCAGTATAGCGAATCTGGTGTATCACCTGATGATGATAGATATGAAGACCCATTAGAGGTCAAGCCGCTTACTTGCCATTTCTTTGACCCTGCTGGTCTTGAAGTTAATAAAGATACGTATGATATTAAATGGCGAGTACCATTAACAGATTCAATGATTACTATTCCAAAAGAAGGAATGGTACTCAATCAGTCTAATCAGAAAATCGAGTATTGTACATCGCAGATTTATCCTATGGCGATTGCCGCGAACTTTGATTACTCCGCAGTATCAAATCAGATTGAAGCCATTGTAACATATCAAGGCGCTACATATAGTCAAATGACTGATTTTCTATTTACTAAGGTTGGAGAGAATGGCACGAACGGTACAGATATTGTTGCCAAAATTTCTCCTACTTCTAAGAATCTAAAGAATAAAATGCTTGCGCTTATTATCGACAAGAATAATAAAGTTGCGTGGAATACAGGACAGTCAATTTCGCAACAGGTCTTGCAGTTCCAGCTCTATCAGCGCAATGAGAAAATCAATGATGATTCTACTGTCTCTTGGTCTATGAGCTACGGACAAAGCAAATATATGAGTTGTAATAATGGTGTTGTTTCTTGGAACACAACTGATGCGGCTAAGCGTAAGTTTATGAACCAAATCGTCAAGGCTCAAACAACTTATACCGTTGGAGATTCTTCATATAAGTATTATGCTTTTTATGGTATCCCAGTGATTAAGAAATATGCTGATAATGATATTCAAATTGACAAGACTTCCTTGTTAAAATCTATTACTTATAATGCAGATGGACGCAACCCGCTATACAATAAGAACCAAGGCGTTACTCTTGTTGGCTCTGGCCTTGAAGATTTATTTATTGAATGGATAGCTGAGGGCGGTGAACCTTCAAAGACTGGTCAAACATATGACGAGAATCCATTAAGTGCTTGTTTTAAAATTATTACAGAAAAGAATACATCAGATGGTGTACAAAAGACAGTTCGCACAAAGGGATTAAGTCAAATCTACATTCTTCCAAATGATGTATATGATGGTGAGTATGGAAACAACTTAGTTCATTGTAAAGTTTATACGTCAGCAGATGCGGCTAATCCTGTTGTAGAGCTATATATTCCTATTTATATGTCACTGAATACTTATGGTCTTAAATCTTTGAATGATTGGGATGGAACACACCTAGAAATCAATGAAGATGAAAATTACATCCTTGCGCCGCAAATTGGTGCTGGTGAAAAGAATAAGAATAATCAGTTTACTGGCGTTGTTATGGGAACTTCTAAGACTTATGATTCTGATGAATCTCAAATTGGTTTAATGGGATTCTCAGAAGGTAAGCAATCTATTTTCTTAGATGCTAAAGACGGTTCTGCCACTTTTGGTTTGCCAGAACAACAAGCATCGCAGAATAACCATTTTGAGGAAGGCCGCATCAAGTTAGTCCCAGGTGGCGAAAGCTATATTGGCGCATGGCGTATCGGTTCTCGTGCGTTATATAATATTGCAAATGCGGAAGTCGATGAAGATGGTAATTTCACAGAAGCAGCTGTAGATAGGCCATATACAGATTATCCTGTAAAGGATGCACAATTTTCTATTCCATCAGATAAGCAAGGTCTTATTTTAGGTGCTAATCCCGCATATATTTCTGTTAAAGGTAAGCCACTTACAAAGCAAAATTCAAGTATTGAATTTGATGGGGCAAATGCCGCACTTGCCGAGGGAGATAGCCTTGAAGTAGAAATTGACCCACGCAAAGATTCAACTTTCTCAATTTATAGACATTATAAGAAAGATGATAAGTGGCATCGTTATCCACTTGTTGGTATTAATCAATTTGGACAGTTTTACACAAATGCAATTCAAGACCAAGAATCTTCAATGGGTATTGGTAAGATTGGTGCTTTTGGCAAACGTGCGCTTGATGCTAAATATATTGGCGCTCAGTTTGGCTGGGCTGATACAAATCTATTTAAGTTTTTTGTTGACGGTACAGTTGGAAATTCTGAAAAGGCTACGACAGACCTTTATCTTTCTACTGGTACAAATGTTAATAATGAATACCCAAGAGGTATTAACATTTATGGCAAGCAGGTTAGTCTTTACGCGCCAGATTTAGGTAAAGAATCTGCGGATAGTTCGACGCATAGGATTCACATAGATTCAGAGCAGGCTATTATTGGTCACGAAAATTCTTATTTAAGATTATCTGCTTTATCTGCGGCAGATGATACAACAGATGAAAAGACTAAAACGTCTGTTCTATATCTCAATAATAATTTTGAGTTTATGAATCCAAAAGACAGAAAAACTACTATGTCTACTGGTGATTTTACTCTTTCTGCTATTGGAACGCCAAAAGATGATAAGACAGATAAAGATGGTAACTATACTTATACCATCGGCGGCAATTTAAGATTAAATGCAACCAATTCAATCAGAAATATCGCAGATAAAGATTTTCAGATTAAAGCCGGGGAAGACTATTTGATGTATTCAAAGGCTTTCTCTTCTGTCGCAAACAATAAAGATGGTACTTTTACTATTGGTGCAAATAATGCCAAAGCTGTCTTAACATTGAATGATAATAAGGGACAAAATACTACACTTGTTGGTGAAGGTCTTAAATTCAATGCGGCAAATAATGGAATTAATATCGTAAGTGATACTTCGCCTAATGGTATTAAGTTAACTGCTACTGCAATTAAGGACAATGAAGCACAGGGCGGTGTAAGTATTAGTCTTGTACCTCAGTCTGGTGGTAATGGTGCTTTTTATATTAGGTCTGGCACTGGTAGCATTGAATCCAAATATGATGAAATTGAGCATATTGGTAAGCGAACTTATGTAAGTATTGGTCACGGTATTGTATCAAATTGGGGTGCTTTTTTAGGCACACCAGATTCACAGTCAACTATTTCTATTATTGCTGAACGAGATATTTGTAGCATTAATGGTTGGAATTATAGTAATGACTATTGCTATAATAATGGTTATGCACATTGGTGCATGGGAGCTAATAGAAGCTCAAAAAAGATTTCAGACCATTTAGGCTATATTTATGATTTGTTAAATAACTTACAGACACAGATTACTAATGAAGCCAATACTCGTGCCGCTGGCGTACAAAATGCTTTAAATAAAGCTGCTGCGGCACAAAGGACAGCTGATGGTAAGGCAAATGCAAATCACAATCACGATAGTTCTTATGCTAAAAAGAATCACTATCATGATATTCATTACTCAATGAGCAAAGTTCGTATTGATGGTAAGAACTCTACTGATTTATTTGTTAGTGGTTTAGCTACTGGTGGTAGTCATGTTTCAAGAACTTCAAATGAAAAGATTACAAAGGAGACAAAAGGATATGAATGAACTAGAAGTACGTATGAGGGTTCACGCTCTTGCAAAAGATATGATTGACGAGTTTATGGTAGGGAATGGAATTAGTGCTACCGCTATGGTAGATGCTCTTAATTCTGTTCTTACCAGTCTTTATCCAAAAGTTCAAGGTGAAATGTTACGAGCCATGGACATGGAAGCTGCCAAGAAAGCCCAGCAGCAAGCTCAAACGGATGCTCAGCAGCAAGCTCAGGTAGTCAATCAAGTAGAGCAAAAAGCCACTCCCAAGGAGAAGGAAGTTAAATAATGGCAGTAAAATCTTTTGTTAAAAAGGTTGGTAAAAAGGCCAAAGATGGTTCACTTACTTTGCCTTACTCTGAATTTGGAGTTGGCTTTGAAAATGTAGTGGACACACGTAGGGATAAAGGCAACTATTCTCTTGCCCAATTCTTTGATAATTACATGGACTTCATGAAAAATACAACATTTGTATATACTGGCAAAACCCAGCCTACTAATACTCATGTTGGCATTTGGATTGATACAAGTTCTTCTAACCAATAGAAAGGAAGAGTGAAATATGACAACAGTCGTTAGTACACTGTATCCACCTGTGGTTTCGACATTTCAAAATGCTTTCGTGAACACAGAAGATGCTGTTGTGTATTTTACTCTTTCTTCTTTTAATTCTGCATCTGAGATTAAGCACGTACATGTCAGTTGCGTAAATCAGCTTAACAATGAGAATGCCTTGAATAAACTTTCGGGCATTCTCATTGAAGATTTACAATTCGATAAAGTAAGCGGTATGTATTATGTAACGATACCTACCGCTTATATCGAAGGCAATGCTTTCAATACAAATCAGTTCTATAAGGTTCAGATTAGATTTGATAGCTATAATGGAACTGATGAAGTACCTATCAACGATGAAGCGAAGAAGAATAGTTATCTTTTATCACATACGCAATATTTCTCAGAATGGTCTTCTGTTTGTCTAATTAGACCTATTCACCAACCTAAAATTTATCTGTCTGTATTTGAAAACTATACGGGTAATTCATATATGACTTTTAATAAAGGCTTAACGCAAATTGCGGGAGGTCTTCTTTTCGTCACTAAAAATGAAAGTGGCGAAGAGGTAGTTTTAAATACTGAAACCGAAACGCTTGAAGCGTATCAATTTGATATTTTAGACGATTCAGACAACGTATTGTTTTCTACGCCTACTATTTATACTGGTGAAAATCTTAATCCAAATAATATTGTATATAATATTGATTTTTCATCTTTGAAGAATAGTGCAGATGGTTCTACATCAGACCCTACTAGTACATATTATGTATGCCGCGTTACTTGCCGCACAAAGAATCAGTATCAGCTTAGTAAAGAGTATAAATTCCAGATAGGTGAATATAGTGGTGCTGATGAATGGCAACCTACAATTGCCGCAGAAGTCGATGATGAAACGGCGTCTATTAAAGTTTCTGTCAAAAATGAATATTCTTTTAGTGATGGCGTATCCGTATACGTAAGGCGTGCATCTAATAAAGATAATTTCAAAGAATGGGAGACAATTTATAGTGCAAAGTTACAGCAAATTGATTTTTCAATTATAGATAATACTGTAGAAAGTCTAACGTGGTATCGTTATCGTGTAGAAGCTCTTACCTCTACTGGAATGTCAATTGCTAAACCTAAAATGTCGAAAGTCGTTTTACCGCAATTCTATGATGCTTATTTCTCTCGTGGAAAAGAGCAATATGCGGTAAGATACAACTATCAAGTAAGTAGTTTTAAACCAGTAGTAAATAGGGCTAAGATTGATACTCTTGGTGGCAAATATCCTAAGTTTGCAGAAAATGCTGTATTGAATTATAAACAGTTTAGTATTTCAGGTCTGATTAGTGCTGAGTCTGATGTTTATTCAGAGTTTGCGAACATAACAAAACTTATCCATCATAATAATGATACTCTTAAAGATTTATATGCGGAATATAAAGATGAAACCGGTGTTAAAGAATTAGTACGTAACGATTTTAAGAACTGGGAAAAGACTGGCGGTAATCAGTATCCTAATGCACCAGTTTCTAGTATCACGTCACAAGAGTATTTAACGACTACTACAAACGATTGGCTCTACGAGCGTGAATTCCGTGAAAAGCTAATTGCATGGTTAAATGATGGTGAGCCTAAGCTGTATCGTTCAATGGCAGAAGGTTCAATGGTCGTTATGCTTACAGATGTTGTATTGACACCTAATGAAACCGTTGGCCGCAAACTATGGAATTTTTCTGCTACTGTTTATGAGGTTGAAGATGCTTCTTCCTTAGATACTCTTGATACTCTTGGTATCTATAACCGCAAGATGATTGGTTCTATTAGCGGTAACGGTAAACAAGATTCCGAGGACGAGCCTAAAGATTACATTGAAGTTATTAAACCTGGTCAAACATATAAGTTTACTGTTACGAATAACAATGATATTAGAAATGATATTAATGATATATTAAGTAAAAAATATAGTGGAGTTCTTGCGAAACGCAAAGCAGAAGAAATCGTACTTAAAGATATTAAAATTTATTATCATTCTAAACCTCGTTACTATACCTTCCAAAGTGGCTCAGATGGACTTACAGAAGTGACAGATAAAACAAATGGCGTGTCTCAGATGATTGCTGAAAAGCGAGTTCAGCAAGGATACTATTTTGGTGTTATGACTCGTGGTAGTAATGGCAATCATAATATTTTTGTTAACGAACGTGGATATTATCAGATTCCAAACAAATTAGATGTTATTGGTCTTTATTTCCAAATTGGTGATGTTATCACTGTTGAATACACACTTTGCTATAAAGAGCGCTCTAACTCAAAAGAAGCTGTTTCAAGCGCGTCTGTTGACCGAGTAGTAGTCGGTCAAGAGAGAGGTATCTTTAAGTCTAATATTTATCTTGGTAAAAAGATTAGGAATAAATATAACTTTATTCAGATGAATGGGGATGTTATGATTTCAAGCAAGCGCATGAAATATTGGAAGGGTATTTGCTTAGATGTCACTCCATATGCGGTTGCTAGTATTAAATACCACAATGAAACCGAATATAAGAACTATCTCGTAGGTGGCACAGGCGTTTTACACATGTTGAAAGATGTTCCTGTAGATGACATGTGTTTCTTAGGAATTCGTATGAAACAAGTAAACAAAACAAAATATTTACAAGAAAACGAATTTAGAGTTGATGCTTCGCTTAATGATGCAACAATTAACAATTTTAATTGGATTAGAGTTATTGATTCTGCTGAAACAAAAGACCCGGTATCTGTAATTCAAGACAATAATCCACCGCAGGATAGTTTTGTAAATGCGTGGAACAATATTGGTGAACGACCAGTTCAGGTTGTAAAATATATGGATGTTAGCGAAGTTAAGAAGCCGATACTAAACACTGTATATAATATCAATGGCGACTTAAAGATTTATTATAATTATCAATGGTATAATTTTGCGTTTGGTATGATTGATAATATAGAGAATAATAATTCTACAGAAACTATTGGTATTGCTTTTATGCCAGTAGAAGGTATGATTAACTATTATGGCACTGTAATGACTACAAATTATCAATAGGAGGGAAAATGAGAAGGACGTATTCTTATTTAAATGACAGCTTCTATGAAGATGCCAATAGTGCATTAAAGCGTAGAAACTTTCTCAAGACTATTGATAATTTTGTCAATCAAAAACAGTATGTGCGGCTAACCCTTCTCAATTGGAATGAAGAACCGTTGAAGGAGATTCAAGGTGTTATTGCATCTGGTAGTCTTTCTAAAGACGGTTCTTCGTCTATTAGACGTACTTGCTCATTGACTGCATCTATTAGTAGCGGTGATTATGACATTGAAAATATGTCATATGATTTTGCAATTAACAAGAAAATCTTTATTGAGATTGGTGTTGAAAACCATAGCAATCAATTTTTAGATTATCCTATCTTATGGTTCCCTCAAGGCGTTTTCTTTATTGCGAGTGCGAGTGCATCATCTTCTGTTTCATCTGCCGTGTCATTGCAATTGACATTGAAAGACAAAATGTGTGGACTATCAGGTGATGTTTCTGGCACGTTGCCTGCGGCTGTTATATTCGATGAAATGGATACACAGGACGCAAGCGGTGCATATGTTACTAAAAAAGTATTAGTTTATGATATTATCCAAGAGTTAGTGAATCATTACGGCGGGGAAGATTTAAACAATATCGTCATTGAAGATGTGCCTCGCCGCATCAAAAGAGTAATGAAATGGACTGGCTCTAATCCGCTTTATCTTGTACCTAAGCAAAGTGGAAGCGCAGGCAGGATATGGTATGCGGCATATGTCGATAAGCCGGCAAAATTAGAAGACGGTACGATTGAAATTTTAAGCGGTCAAGACTGCGGCTATGTTTATGATGATTTTGTGTATGATTCTGAGCTGTCTGCTAATCTTGGCGAAAGCGTAACATCTGTACTCGATAAGATTAAAAGTTATCTTGGTAATTTTGAATATTTTTATGATGAATTTGGTGTATTCCATTTTAGGGAAATTAAGAATTATCTTAATACTACGCAAGCTACGACTTTAGTCAATGACATGAAGAAGCATGATTATCTTGTAGAAACAACTACAGGTAAAAGTGTATATGCTTTTAATGATAAAGACAATATTATTAGTATTAGTAAAACACCGCAGTTCAATAATATCAAGAATGACTTTATTATTCAAGGTAAGCGCCAAGGTACAAATAGCCAGCAGCAGGTAGATGTTCGTTATCATCTTTGCATTGACCGCAAGCCGACACCCGTTACAATAGATGAACAAGGTAATAGTTACTATAATACTTATTACAACGTTTTATTATATACAGAAGAGTCTACTCAAGAATTAAAAGCCGCATTTCCGACTGTATATACAAGCGTAAAAGATTTTCCTACTATTGGTGATTTCAATACTATTTATTTTGATGTTACTAATAAAACTGCTTACTATTGGAAAGATGATACTTATAAAGCATTAAAGTGTGCAGCATATTATCCTCTAATAGATGCTTCAACTTCTGCCGTTGTTGTAGATGATAAAGGAGACATCAACTCTGCGGCAATACCGATTATCATTGATGGTTATACTGTGAAAGACTGGCGTACCGAGCTTTATCTTGAAGGTCTATTGGCTAAGAAAAATGGAATTGATTCTGGCAATTATTATGCTAAAATTGATGGTATTTCTGGTTGGCAGGGAGATATTCTACAATATGCACATAATTGTAAGATAGATACAGATTATTATTTTGAAGAATTAGATGCATTCTGGCCGCAAATTTATGACCTTGCAGCCCAGGAGTTCATAGGTGAGAAAGCAAATGCTGAATTGCTTACTTCTGCGTTGACTGATGGTAATTATTTTCTAGACTTTATTGATTCTTCAACATCTGACTTAGGAAGATTCTCTGTATCTGCCATTGGTCGCAGAACAGATGCCGTATCATCTGATACCGTAAACTGTTTGTTTGCTCCTGAGATTCCTAATATTGTATTCATCAATGCCGATGAAGATGATAAGGGAAGGACAAAGCAACAAGAATGTGAAGACAATGGTATGCCATATACTCAGGTCCGTGGAGAAATTTTTTATAATCTTGCTACTGGTGGCTATAAGAATAGTGCTTTTGACCAAGTGAAGTATGAATTATATCTTCATACAACTTATCAAAATTCAGTATCAATTACTGCGCTGCCAGTATTTTATCTAGAGCCTAATTCTAGAGTTGAATTAAATGATACTTCTACAAATACATATGGCGATTATAATTTAAACACACTTTCTATTCCTCTTGGGCCGGGCAACGCAATGACCGTTTCGTGTAATCAGTCAATAGAAAGATTCTAAAAATAGGGCAAAACCGTATAATTGGTTTGCCCTATTTTTTATTTTATATTAGGTATATTTTGGAAATAAAAGGAGGGAAATTGGCAACCACAAATATCGGTCAATATAGGTATGCGGGAGAAGGTCTTACTGAACTATCTTTTAAAAAATCTTATGTTGACTCTAATGCTGATATTACTGGATTAGATGAACAAAATACAGGTTTCAAAGACGTTGCTATCATTCCCGACAAGCAATTTGTTAAAGGTCAAGATTATTATTTAAAAGTTCAAATTCCGCAAGACATGAATTATGCTATGGAATTTACTATTAAATTAACAAAAAATTCAGATACAGACCAAGGCTCGTATCAGTATATTAAGACCGTTAACGTTAACGCAGGTGGAGACGGGAGCAACGTTTATGACGTTGCATTATATGAGAAAAGTAATGGTAGCATTAATGCTATGATACCGCTTAAATATGAATATGGTAAAACTACTATTAAAGATGCTTTATATTATCGAGAACAGAATAAAAAATATTATCTGGGCACTGGTGGCAATACGTATACACAGACAGATAAACGCAATATTGTAGCTATGGCAGCATCTTGGAAAACAGATGTTGGTGAACGTTATGGTCTGTTTGAAATGATTTTCAGGCCAATAGAAGATGGATTCATTTCTGTTGTGCTATCAATGACAAGACAAGCAGAAGACTACAATATTCAACATACGACAGCAAATGGTACGACTTATGGTCGCATTGTAGATTTAGATAAAATTAAATGTGAGCTATGTCAATTAAGTAATCTAGTGGAAAGTATGAACAATAATGCTACGCTTGACAGAATTGGTATTTGGGGCCATTCTGGTTTGATGATGGCTATTAATGGTGAAGAGATTAGGATTGGTTCGAGCGGATTCTATGAACTATCAGAAGTGCCTGTTTCTTCTATTGGCATTGTGGCTCGTGATTATACTGATTCATTTACTATTGACTATGAATTTACACAAAAAGACGTAGAAGAGGACGGTGAATAGACCGTGGCAAAGCGTGTTTTTGTAAAAGGCGAGCTTCTTGGTACATTTGGCACTCAATTTGTTGAAGAGCTGCCACAAGAAACTGTTGGCAAGAAAAAAAGAAGAATGTGTATTTGCGAGTGTGGCATATGTCACAATCTATATACTACTCAGTTACGTATGGATAAAAAAGATTGGTATTGCAAAGATTGTTCTATAAAAATTCTTAAAGAAAAACGTACAAAAAAATATTATATAGAAGGACAAATTCTTAATAATGATACAAAATCTACATTGGTAAAATTGACAATCAGACATCACAGCGACCAGTATGGGATTGTTAAATGTGGCATGTGTGGTCAAGAATATGAAACAAAATTGAGTATTGTTGAAAAGGGTGCTGTATGTAAACAGTGTCATATGAATAAAATGCATAATGCCAGTAAGAAATATTATCCTGGTGATGTTATTACTTCTGTTTATGGAGTTGATTATTTATTTGAAAAAGAAACCGAACCTGTAATATATAAATCTCGTGTTTCTAGATATGGATATTTTATTCAATTAGATAAAGATGGTAAAAAAATAGGCGAGCCATTTTATGCTCAATTGGGACATATTATATCAGGTTCTTGTAATGGTAATGATGGAATGTCTAGTGGAGAAAGAACATTCGCTAATATCCTTGACATTCTTGGAATTACATATACCAGAGAATATATTTTTGATGATTTACTATCTAAAAAAGGTTATCCATTACGTTTTGATTTTATGATACCTTTTGAAAAAAATAAAAAGTTATTAGTAGAGCTTGATGGTGAACAGCATTATCATCCAATGGATTATTATAATGGCGAAGAAGGGTATCAAACCTTACATTCGCATGATATTGCAAAAAACACTTATGTGTTACAGCACGAAGAGCTCGTTTTAGTTAGAATCCCATATTACGATTATAAAAAAATTGATATAGAATATGTAAAAAGCATTCTAACTAAATATATCAATATAAAATTTGAGAGGGGTGTTGAAAAATAGACAGCTTGTACGCATCCCATGTGGGCAAATCCTTTGAGATTAAAGCCGCTTTTCTATCTGTAAAAGATATGATAAATGCGTTTAGCATGGGTGAAAATTATAAAGAAGTATGGTATTCCGAATACGCTATTATTTCATGCAAAAATAAAAATCATCCCGATAACGGTAAAGTCTTTATGCGCGGCTTGGACTATCAAAACGCTATGGGCGGCGCAATCTATAAATTTCAAATCATCGGTCCGTCAAGCGGTACGCCTTTCTTCCAAGTAGATACTATTGACAATGTAACACATATGTCAACAAAGGTTCTTGAAGAAAATACTTATCGTAGGTATCCAGTTGGTCAAAATGCCGATGGTACTGTTATCACTAACTGGAAACAAGATGATAATGGCAACTGGCATGATGGTGGCGGTACGCTTAAAAAAGATTTTAAATTCAATATCAAAAACCGCACGTTAGTTCCGGGTAAAAGTGGCAATTCATTTAATGACGATATTGAATATACATGGGTCAATATCCGCAAGGATGATGAAGATGCGGACTCTTGGTTCTATGTAGGAATGAAGTTCCCTTATACTGTAATTGATTATAAAGCTCATGCAGTTTCCCAGTATGATACAGCTGGTAATATTAAGCAAGAAAATGCTATGGCTTCTATTACACGCATTGACGATAAGACCCACCCATTCTGGGAATACTGGGATATGGGTATTCCAAAAGGCTTAAAGGGTGATACGCTTCGTAATCTTAAAGTTATTGAAATGACAGAAGCATTACGTAATAAAGTATATTCAACTGAGCATATTACAGTTAATTCTACTACTGGTCTTGCTACTGTTGGTCAATCTGGTTATCCTAATATGGAAGATGATATTGCTAAACATCGTCAGATTGTAGTATATGAATTATATATCTATGATAAGCGAATCAATCCGGACCCAATTTTAATTTATCTCGGTGATTTTAATATTATTAAGAATATTACGCTTGACGATAAAGGCACTTTAACTGTATCTTATACACACAATAATGATACGGTCTTTTATAAGAAAATTAAATGGGTGACAGGCGTTGCTCTTTCTACTGGTAACGGTGCCGCAGGCGGACATTTTAAGATGGACTTTAACAATGACTCTCCTGCATATGAAACAAATCTTACATGGGTCAAGGGCCTTGAAATTCAAAACAATGGTGATGTTATCGGGACCTTTGCTGGTACAGATGGCGGCAAACTGCCAAACGATGGTAGGAATAAGGTCGGTCATATTCGTTGGATTAGTTCAGTTACTTTAGATGAAAATACTGGTCATTTTGTATGTTCTTTCAATGATGGTACTGCGTCTGTTGATAAACGCTTAACTTGGGTCAAAGATATTACAATTAATCAAGCAAATGGTCAGATTACAATCAATACAACTACTGGTGATAAAATTAGTCCAGCCAAGCTGAAACTTCTAACGGCCGCGCGTGTTAACGATATTGGTGAAACAACTCTTATCTTTAATACTGGTGAGACAATTAATTTAAAGACTGAAAACGGTGGCGAGAATTATAAAATAACAACCGTTAAATCTATCTACATGGGTACTGGTATTAGTGATGATAAGAGCATTTATGTTAAATACAATAGTAGTCCAAACCCTGTAAAAATCAGTGACCCAATCAACTCAATTGAACGTCTTGTTGTTCGTCCATCTGACTGGCATCTATTCGTTCTTTACAGCGACCCATCACATCGTGTTAAAAATGCGACCGATGGTTGGATTTCAAATAATGATGCGATGAAGTATGATTCATCTATTCCTAATTATGGCTCGAATGTCTATTGGAAAGACCTTGGTACTATCAAAGACCAAGCTGGTATTCTAATTGGCTTTAATGTCACAAAGACTCAGCTAAATGCAGCAGGTTTTACAGATGCTAATATTATTGAATATCTAAATCGTGAATTTCCCTTTGGTCTTACTGGTGCGCAAAACCAGCCTGGTGGTCAATCTAATCTAGGCAAAATTATTACGTATCAGCCGTACAATGAAGCTAAGAGCGATAAAGAGTTCTATGCGTTTGATTATAATTTAAGTACGTGGTATTATCTTGGCAAGATTGCGGATACTGGTATGCGCGATGTTAAATTAATGGATGAAAGTGCAGCTACTTACGAAAGTCTTAAAACTTTAACTTCTGACGGTCTTGCTTTCTTACAGAACTCTGTGACAGTTTCAGACAGCGCGATTCCTTCCTATTGGTCTAGTACCTATAAGTTTGGAGCGTAGATATGAAACTTGAACAAATTAAAGGTCCGTTCTCAATAAAATCCAGTCATACATTTAAAGCTGGTGCTGGCAATTCTTATGTACATATTGGTATTCAGATTCCAAAGCGTCAACCGATTGCTTATTCTGAATACCGCGCTTTGAACGAAGGAAAAGAGGATATTATCCTTTTTCCGCAAATTCCTGATTATGATGTTACAATCACTACAAGAGAGAGTGAATTTTCATATAAGGTAAATGAAACAGGTATACTTGAGCTTGACGGTAATTTTGGCTCAAAGCTAAAATTCACTTTTGAAAAGAGTATGCCGCCAGAGACAATTGTAGACGTTATCTATAAAGACGAGGAAGAATAAGGAGGTAGTAAATGGCTAAAGGTAATCCAAATGATTCTACGATGAAAAATAATTTTGTTGCTAAGGTATATGACCCTACGCTTAAAACATATAGGCCGATTTACGTTGCGCCAGATGCTACCGACAATAAGCGTGGTGAAGTCTGGCTTTCAGACGCGACAAATGCGACCGATAGTGCGGCCACAGGTGTTGTTGCCGCTACGCCAAAAGCAGTTAAGGCCGTTAATGACAATGCGAACAATAAGCTAGACAAGACAACTGCTAACGCGCAATCAGTTAAGTCTCCTACTACATTCGCTGGCAAGGTTACTGGTAATGGCGGATTCACTGGAAACCTAACTGGTAATGTCACTGGTAATGCCGATACAGCTACGAAGCTAAAGACCGCACGCTCAATAAGTGTTAAGGGTGGTAATAATGGTGGTACAGGCAGCGCTAATTTTGATGGTTCTGGAAATATTTCAATTACAATCCCATCAATTGATGCGGCAAGTGTCACTGGAGTGTTACCTCTAAGCACTATCCCACAAGGCGCGTTGGAACGATTAGTTCATGTTGCAAATAAAACGGCACGCTTTCAGTTAACAAATAAGCAAGTGCAGACTGGCGATAGCGTCATTCAAGATGATACTGGTATTATGTATATTGTCGTTGATGATAGTAAGTTAAATTCTGATGCTGGATACCAAGAGTACAAAGCTGGTACAGCACTTAATGCAAGTCATGCAACCAATGCCGACAATGCTACCAACGCGACTACTGCTGGTAAAGTCGGTCATAGTTTAAGTGTTGGAGTGACATATGGGACTGCATCAGCTTCGCGTAAACAGACATTTAGTTTCAATGGTTCTGCTGATGTTTCGTTTGATATAGATACAACTAAACCAGAAGTCATGAAAGCTGCCACTGCCAATGCAGCTGGTCACTCTGGTCTTGTTCCTGCTCCTGCGGCTGGAAGTCAGAACAAATTCCTTCGTGGAGACGGTACATGGCAAGTTGCTGGCGGGGTCACTGGCGTTAAAGGCAATGCGGAAAGCAATTACCGCACAGGCAATGTCAATCTTACTTGCGCTAATATAGGTGCTGCAACTGCTAACCACAATCATGATACGAGTTATTTAAAGCTATCTGGCGGCACGCTGACAGGTTCTCTAACTGGTCAGAATATCGTTCCTAGCGCTACAAACTCTTATTCTCTTGGTTCCTCTAGTGCAAAGTGGAATTATGTTTATGCTAATAAGATTGTTGGTACTCTTACTGGCAATGTAGAAGGTAACGCTACTAGCGCTACGAATGCTCAATCTGCGAACAAGTTTAATAATACTGTTGCGCTGAGCGGAGATATTACAACATCTGCTACAAGTTTTAATACGGCAAGTCCTATTACAATGGCTACGACTATTGGTAATGGCAAAGTGACTGCGGCTAAGATTGCCGATGGAGCTGTTTCATCAGGCAAAATTGCAAACAAAGCTGTGACCAATGGTAAACTTGCAGATGATGTTGGTACTGTTTATGTTGGTATGAGTAAGCCAACAGAAGAACATGTTAAACTATGGGTACAAATTTAAGGATGTAGATATGAATACGATTCTCATGGTGAGGGCTTTTAGCCTTAGTATAGTTTACTGTGATGCTAATGGCTAAAGCCTATTATCCCACTGGTAATGGTTCTTATACTGAATGGACACCTGATATGGTTGGTGCTTTGGGCGCTGATTTTGCGGGCATGTCTTATAAAAGTTGTGATAGTAAAACAGATTGGAATAAATTAGCTGCTGGTATTTATCGTATCGGTCAGACTTCTTTTTCAGCTGATTTGCATCAACCTGTGGGAGCCTATACATACGGCATTCTTTTAGTGTTTTCAAATAATGGCAGCAACATCACTCAAATCTATATTGCGCATCTTGAAGGTGATTTCTGGTATCGTCAGCGCTGGACGTCTACAAATGAGTTTTGTAGTTGGATTGAGATGATTACAAAGGCGAATATAGGTGAACAGTCAGTTAATTATGCCAAATCGTCTAATTATGCCAATTACTGTAATAATGAAAGAAGCGTTGTCATATCTTCCACACAGCCTACAGATGATAAATGCAAAATTTGGATAAAGATTTAAAGGAGAAACTATGTTTATTAACTTTTACGGGGGGGGGCTACTGCGGTAGCTTTATAGATACCATTCTATATGATGTGAAGTGAGTGAGCTTTATCTTTCAAATGGAAAGTATTTTACTATATTCCCAGCTATGACAGCGCAAGAAAATAGTGCGGACACAATAGATGATTTAATTGCAAAATTAGTGAATAAACCTCCATCGCTAGGGTCATGTGAGTTCGATCAGTCAAAAGAGAAAAGATTGAGCTTTACTGGTGGCTCTTGGTATAACTATTTATATGTGCCGCATAGGACCGGTGTCGATGGAGATAATTATAAATATGGTAATTTATTGTTATTTCCTATGACTGGCCCGGGCAAGGCTTATAGAGTGACTTATTCACATGGTTCTATTATCTCTGTAGAGGAATTTTATACGAATGCTTATCCTCCTTCTAAATCTTCTGTTGGATTGAGCAATGTCGATAACACTGCTGATTCATCCAAGAGCGTGAAATATGCGGCAAGTGCTGGTAATGCAAGCTCGGCGAGCTATGCGACAAAAGCTGGCAGTGCTGATAATGCAAGCTCGGCGAGCTATGCGACAAAAGCTGGCAGTGCTGATAATGAATATTGCGTTATGGTACAATCTGCGCAACCAACGGATTCAAGATGTAAATTGTGGATTAAAATCTAATATAACTTTGGGCAAAATCCTGTTATGGGTTTTGCCCTTTTTTCATATAGATATAGAATATAATTCTAAGAAAGAAAAGGAGTTTTATGTGAATAAGTTTAATGAATTGACCTCTCTAGGGGGGGGGCTACTGCGGTAGCTTAAAATTTATAAATCAATTTGATATTATGATTTTAGATGACCTCCCAAATAAGGAGGTTGAATAATGAGCAATTTTGTAAATCTTTTAGATATTATTTATCCTATAAATAGTATGTATATTACTACTAGCACTGTTTCACCTGCAACGTCTATCGGTGGCACTTGGACACAGATTAAAGATGGCGCTTGCTTGGCCGCATATACTAGTACTTCTGGTTATACGGGCAGCAAACATATTACAGTTGACCAAATGCCAGCACATAAACATTCTGCTACAAATAAACGTTTTGGCAGCACTTTTAACAATGATTGGCCCTATCAATGGGGCGGTGGTGGACTTGATGATACTGGTGATTTTAATACTAAATATACTAGTACCGAGGGAAAAGGACTTGATTATTATCCTTATTCATATGCTTGTAGAGTCTGGGTACGAACTGCTTAAAATCTAAAATCTAATATCCTAAATGAAAGGATATTATGAAAAACTTAATGACTAATCACGGTCGTTGGGGGGGGCTACAATAATGTAGCTTCTTCTTCAATGGCTGTTCTAGGCATGGTGATTTACCATGTCTAATTTTGTAAATCTTCTTGATATTATTTATCCAGTAGGAAGTTTGTATTTTAGTACGTCTAGCACTTCTCCTGCGAGTAGTGTGGGCGGCACATGGACACAGATTCAAGATGCTGTCCTTGCGGCGAGTGGAAATAGCTATTCTGGTGCTGTTAACGGTTATCATGGTAATAAGGCTATGACTGTTAATCAGATGCCTAGTCATACTCATATTCCTACAGAATATGGAGGGTCTGTCCCTAATGCTGAACGTTGGGAATATGTTTTCCATGTTATGAATTTTGATGGGGGTGGGAAACCACAGCCCTCTGGACGATATAGTTATTTGAATAGTACATATAAAGACATAGTACGTTTTTGTTCAAATGCTGATGCTACAGTAGGACGTGGACAAAACTACATTCCATACCATTATTCAATCAATGTCTGGAAACGAACAGCCTAAGAAGATTTTATAATATCTTTTCTATAAAATTAGAAAGGATATAAATGAGTAATTTTGTAAACCTTATGGATATTATATATCCAGTAGGTTCAATCTATCAGAGCATGAATGCAACATCTCCTGCTAGCTCTATTGGTGGCACTTGGACACGATTGAACACTTTTCTTTATGGGTCTACAACCGCCAAGAATACGGGCGGCGAAGCAACGCACACGCTTAGCCTTAATGAAATGCCCGCTCACAGCCACAATGGTTCTACAGGAGCAGCCGGCGGACACGCTCACACTGTTGATGCACGAATTATCGCATGGTACGGTCAAGGTGGAGGTAACGTTCTTCAAGGTGCTGGTGATTATTTTGGTTCTGTTGGTACCTTTGGTGGACAGTATACGTCTGAGGTTGGTCACCATACCCACACTATTGCTTCTAATGGTGGGGGGCAAGCACACAACAACTTGCCACCTTACACAACTTGCTTTATTTGGTATCGCACAGCGTAGCAAGCAATCTAAATCTAAGCGAGGTTGCGTATGTCTAATTACGTTAACCTCATGGATATTGTCTACCCTGTTGGTTCTGTATATATTTCTTTTCATAGCACTTCACCGGCATCCAGTATTGGCGGTACTTGGACACAAATAACTGATAAAGTGCTACGAACTTCAACAAATACCAATACCGGCGGGAAAGACACACATACGCTTAGTATTAATGAAATGCCAGCTCATAGGCATGGAGATGCAACATGGGTATATTATGCTCACCTTGTAAATGGTGGTGTTCAAAAGGGCCACAGATTGACTTGGGTTACTGATAACTCTTGTAGTAAAAATGAGACTTTTAATAAATCAACTGGTGGTGGCAAAGCTCACAATAATTTACCAGCTTATCAAAATTGCCATGTGTGGCATAGAACTGCTTAATTTATTTCATTTGAGGGAAACTTTATGTTTCCCTCATTTTTTTTATGGGCAAATTCCTAAAATCAAATATAAATTATTTTCATATTATATTAGATTATGTAGAGAAGAAAGGATATTGCCGAGAATGGATGCTTTGTCGCAACTAGTGTCGCAATACTCTTTCGGAGCTATCGTTATGCTAGTTGTGACTTTAGCTGTTGCTTTTAAATTTTTAAGTGAACTATTGGAATATTTTTATAATAAATTAAAAAAATTCTTCAATTATCAGACACTTAAAGATACACAGCACTCTGAGATTATAGAAAGTATTGCTTCGTTGCAAGCAGACATTAAAAGGCTTAGCCAAGAAATTAGCAACCAATCGAATGATATTAAAGCACTCCAAGAGCATGAAAAACTTACTCTTGAAAGATTGCAGGAGAACTCCCGCAGTTATATCATTGACAAGCATCACTATTTTTGCTATGAAATCAAGGCTATTGATGACCTTAATTTAGAATCTTTAGAGCGCAGATATTTATATTATAAAGCGGCAGGCGGCAACTCATTCATTGATGGCTTAATGGAAGAGATACGCGAACTACCGAGAATCAATCTTTCCAATCCACAATTTATTGTAAGCCAAAAGAACAATGAAAGGGGTGAATAAATGAGTCAGGAATTAAAAGCAGTTACAGTCAATTTAAAGTCTCTTGACCAAGACATTCAAGACCCTATTGTGGCTGGCGGCGCAGATGCAAATGGTCGTACTTTTAGAATTATTTTCGACCAAGAAGCTGCTGCGCAATGTGTCGCAGATACAAAAGTTTATTTGAGTTGGCGGCATGTTCAACTAGATATAAAAGGATATAATGTTTTTACAAAAACACATGAAGACCCTATCGTATGGGAAATTAAATGGCCGCAAGCCATGTTACACGAAGGAGACGTGCTTTGTTGTGTCGAATTAGTTGATTCGGTATCAATTGCTTCTAGCACGAATTTTCTTGTACATGTATTGTCCGACCCAAATGACGGCTCTGCGTTTGTCGTTTCTGATGATTTTAGCGCTTTTCAAAATGCTGTAATCCATCTTGCTACTCTTGGGGACAAGATGGAAAAACAAATGGAGGAACAGCGTAAAGAGTTTAAAGAATGGACAAAGGAAACAAAAGAAATCAAACAAATTGCGACAAGTGCATATGATAAAGCCGTTTCAGTAGAAAATAAACTAGACCAGATAGCTATCAGCGCAGAAGTTAAGATGCTAGAATTTTAGCTATATGGTTTATTTTTATATATATAAAAATTTTTATACTCAATAGAGAGGGGTTACAAACATATGGCTGATGCAGAAAATGCAAAAAAAATTAGTTTTTTTCATGGTTCTGAAACAAAACTAAATGACAGTATTACCGCTGGGACTATTGGTACAAATAGTGTCGTTATTTCTACAGAAGATAATATGATTTATGTAGATGATTCTAAAGTGCCGCATACTCTTGGCAATGCTAAGTCTAAAGAAGCTCACACTGTTCAACTAGGCGTTGGTGGAAGTGTTGGCGGTATCAAGACTGGCGATGTTATTGAAGCTGGTACTGATTTAGATGCATTAATTAAAAAGATTATTATGAAACGTGTACCTGCTACATATATTGCACCTAAGATTTCTCTTGCGGTTTCAAAAGGCGCTCAACCAGGCAATTATGAAGTCGGCACCACACTTACAGCAACCATGACAGCAAACTTTACGAAGCAAGATGCTGGCGCTCTTACCGCAATTAAAATTTCTGATGGTACTGTAGACGTACTTGAGGGTACTACTAGCCCACTAGTTCTATCTGACCATTCAATTACTATTGGAGAAGGTACCACTTCTTTTAAAGCTATTGCTTCTTATGCCGAGGGTGCAATCAAGCAAGATAATCTTGGAGATGATTCCCCAGCTGGTCATATTACTGCTGGTTCTATTACATCAAATGCATTTTCTTATGTTGGAAAGCGAAATGCCTTTTATGGCACTGGTGTAGGCTCTGTACCTGAGCTAAATTCTGCAATTGTACGTGGTCTTACTGGTAAGTCTCTTAATCCTACTGCTGGTACCAAACTTACCATTAAAGTCGCTCAAGGACAACAGTATATTGTTTTCGCCTATCCTGCGGCTCTTCGTGATGTAAGCCAAGTTAAATATGAAGAAACAAATGATATTGGTATGGCTTCTAGCTTTACCAAGCAAACCGTGTCTGTCGAAGGTGCCAACGGAGCAACAGCTGCAAACTATAAAGTTTATAGTTACGCTATGGCTGCTCCTGCCGCAGCTCCAATGACATTTACAGTAACCATTTAGAAAGGAGTTATAAATTATGGCTATTGATAGCACAAAACTATTGGTTGCTGTAAAAGCCTATTCTCGTGGTAATGCTCTTCCACTTGATGCTTCGAGTGTCCATGAGACATTAGCAGCCGCACAGACCTATGCAGATTCAGCTATTGCTTATGGCGGTCAAGTCATTACCGCATTGGTTGATGGTAAGTATAAAGCATATATGCTTCAACCAAAAGCTGAGGGTACAGGTTTTAATCTTTCTCCTATTGGAATTGATGGTGAAATTGACCCAACCAAGGTAAAAGAGTATGTTAAGGTAGTAGAAGCTCTTCCAGAAACCGACCAAGAACAAGGTGTTATCTATATTAATACTACAGATAACAAAGGATATATCTATACTGGTTCTGGCTTCAAGGTAATTTTTGAACAAGTTGAGAATCTTAAAGCAACCATTGAAGCTATTCAAGCTAAATTAGATAGCTTGACTGGTGAAGGTGAAGGTTCTGTAAAGAAAGCTCTTGTAGATGCAAAGGCATATACAGATACTACTGTCGCTGGCAAGGCTGATAAAGCAACTACTTTGGCTGGATACGGCATTGCTGATGCTTATACAAAAGAAGCAGCTGATACTGCAATCGCTTCTGCTATTGCGAAAGCAGACCATTTAAAGCGTGCTATTGTCGATGCTCTCCCTGCTGTCGATGAAGCTGATGCTAATACTATCTATATGGTTCCAGTTGATGACCATTATGATGAATACATTCTCGTTGTAGCTAGTGAAGTCAAGAAATTTGAAAAAATCGGTGACAGTAAGGTAGACCTTTCTGATTACGCGACTAAAGATGAAGTTGCGACCGCCAAGCAAGCTGCAATTGATGCTGCCGCTACTGACGCTCAGGGCAAGGCAGATACCGCACAAACTGCTGCAATTGCAGAAGCGCAGAAAAAAGCCGATGCGGCTCAAGCTGCTGCCATTGCCGCTGCTGTTGAAAAAGATACTGCCACTCTGACAAGCGCAAAAGAATATGCTGACAGTCTTGCTGTTAATTATGAAAAAGCGGGTGCCGCTGCCAAAGCTCTTGAAGATGCAAAAGCATATACTGACACGCAAGGTGCTACGACACTTGAACAAGCTAAAGCATATACCGATGGTCAAATTTCTCCCATCCAAGAGAATTTAAATACTAAAGTCGATGCTGCTCAAGTAAAGACTATTCTTTCTGAAAAAGTCGGTGACATTGCCGAAGGTACTACTATTAAGCAGTATATTGATACAAGCGTAGGTTCCGGTGGAACTGCTAGTGCAGAAGCAATTGCAGCAGCAAAGAAAGAAGCCATTGAAACTTCTAAAACTTACACGGATAACGCTTTAACAGTTGTAGAATTTTAGGAGTTAAAATGGCTGTAGTTCGTGTATATACAACTGTGGCCGCAAAATTAAATAAATTACCAGTTAGCGATGGAAATCTAGTTTTTGTTTCCGATACCCGTCACATCTATTTAGATTATAACGGTCTACGAATTAAATATAATTGTATCCAAGAATTTCCTACAGACAAAGATAGAATTGATAAATTAGCACCAGTTGAAGGCTATTATTATGTAGAAGAAACTGGCGTGATGTGGCGCTATAAAGACGGGTGGAAACAGCTTACTCCTTCTAATTTACAAACCATAACTTTTGGTACTTCTGTTGAAGATTTTCCAAAAGAAGGAAAAGAAACTATGATATATATTGCCGATAAAGCAATTTATAAATGGAATGCGGCCCTTCATACATATATGTGTGTTGCTAATAATACAGAATGGACAACTATTTAAAGGAGACATGAATGAGTCAAGTTAAATTTGTAGCTGCTACTCTTGCCGGCTATCAAGGTCTTACAAATAAAGATGCTAATACCCTTTATTTTGTAGAAGAAGAACAGCGTATTTACAAAGGTGATACCCCATACTCTGGTGGCATTTACGAGAAAGTAAATGCACTTCCAGAACAAGGTAAAATTAATACTCTATATATTGTAGGTGACAAAGGAGATAATGTTGCCTATTGGGATGGTACTAAGTACATCACAGTTGTTAAGCCAATAACTGTTAACGAAGACTTTTCTGCCCTTACCAAGCGCGTTACTACAGCAGAAGGTAATATTTCTGCCGCAGATGAAAAATTAACAGTTATTCAAGGTGAAGGCGAAGGCTCTATCAAGAAAGCTGCTGCTGATGCTAAGCAGGCTGCTATTGACGCCGCTGCCACAGACGCTACTTCTAAAGCCGACAAAGCTCTAAAAGATGCCAAAGCTGATTCTGCCACTAAGAAGACAGAAGCTATTGAAGCAGCTGCTGCTGAAACCACCAAACAGGTTACCGCTGCTAAAACCGAGCTACAGGCCAACATCGACAAGAAAGCTGACAAAGCTACTACCCTTGCTGGTTACGGTATCGCCGATGCCTATACAAAGGATGAAGCCAATACCGCTATTGCTGCTGCCGTAGCTAATGCGCACCACCTCAAGCGTGAAATCGTTAGCGTTCTTCCCGAGGTTTCCGAAGCCAACGAAGATACTATCTATATGGTTCCCGATGCTGGTAGTACAGATGCCGCAGGCTCTAACAAGTCTGTCTACACCGAGTATATGCTTGTCAACGGTGCCTTTGAGCGCATTGGTACTTCTGATGTAGACCTTAGCAACTACTTCACCAAAGACCAAGTAACTGATGCTATTGCTACTGCTAAGGGTGAAGCTGCTATTGATGCTCAGACTAAGGCAGATGCCGCTAAGGATGCTGCCATTGCTGCTGCCGCTAAGGATGCTACTACCAAAGCTGATAATGCTCTGACTGCTGCTAAAAAATATGCTGATGGTTTAATTGAGTGGGGTACGCTCTAATTTAAATTAGATTAAGGAGATTGTATGTCTGCTGATATTAGATTTTACATAGGCGTGCAATCAGAGTATGATGCGTTGGGGTCTACCAAAATAGACCCCAACGGCATCTATTTTCTTTCAGATACCACGAGTATCATGAAAAATAATATCAAATACAGCTGTGGCGATATTAAAATTGCCACCGGCTCTGCCGCAGGTATTGTCAAGCCAAGCGGAGATTTTGATATTACCTCTGACGGCACACTTTCAATTTATAAAGCGATGTCCGTTAATAGTTTTTCTAACAATAGCGGCACACTTGAAATAGGTTCTCGTCTTCCATCTTCCAACTTCTCTTGGAATTTGAACAAACAACCTTCTAAACTGACAATTACAACAGGTAGCCAATCATTTGAAATCAACAAGACGCAATCTGGAACTGCGGCAATTACATTTGCGGCACCTCTTACCGCAACGACCGCATTTACTTTGACTGCTACTGACGCTCGCAAAGCCACATCTACTAGGCAGACTACGATTTACTTTTTAAATGGTAAATACTATGGCGTGAGCAATATAACAGATACTTCTAGGATGGATGCGGCATTTGTCAAAGGGCTTACTAGAAATCTAGTGTCTGGCCGCACAGGTTCATGGAATGTTACTGCCAATGCCGGGCAGTATATTTACTTTGCTATTCCTGCTTCTTTTGGAACTCCCGCATTTTATGTCGGAGGTTTCGAGGGTGGTTTTAACAAAGTAAAGACTTTTGATTTCACAAATGCAAGTGGCTATACCGCTTCTTATAATATCTATAGGTCAACTAATGCAGGATTAGGTGCAACTACGGTGGAGGTGAAATAATGCCTGTTCAACTTATTGATAAAATCAAACAAAAGAATAACGGCACTTTCAAACTCGTAGATGCTTCTGATATTAACTGGGATGTTAACATTCCGAGTGATAAAGTTCCAGCAGAATATGTTAAAAAAGATGCCATGAACACGGCTATCGCAAATGCAGTAGCAGGTGCGCCGCATCTTAAACGTGTTGTACTGGCAAAAGGGTCAACTCTTCCTTCTACTGGTGAAGGAAATACAATTTATATGCTACCAGATTTGACTGAATCAAACAATGAATATACTGAATACTTTTGGGTTAATGGCAAATTTGAAAAGCTAGGTGGCTCTAAGACCGACTTATCGAACTATCCAACCAAGAGTGAGATGAATTCAGCAATTAAGACTGCATCTGGTACGTCTTCAACAGATGCACAAGCAAAGGCAGATAAAGCCCTTAAAGATGCAAAGGCATATACCGACCAAGAGAAAGCGAAATATCTTCCTCTTACTGGTGGTACTTTATCTGGTAAAATTAAATATGCGGCTGGTCAAGCCATCAATGACAATAATGATATTGCCACTAAAGCATATGTCGATACCGTTGCAAGCGGCATTTTGACATCTGATGTTTTAACAGTTCCTTCTATTACTACTGGCACTACAAATGGTACAATCAAAGTTAAAGATAAATCTGTGGCAGTATATGGTTTAAAATCTGCCGCATATCATGATGCTTCTGATTTTGCTACGCCAGATGATTTAACTTGGTCTTTTATTAAATAATATATCAGAAAGGATGTGAGCAAGATAGCAAGAGTAAAATTTATCAGAGATAAAGAACCTAATATCAAAGCACTCACTGCCGGAAACAAAGTATTGGATGGTGCGTTATATGTTGCCACCGATACCGGCACTTTGTGGATGGGTATTTCTTCATCCTCTCTGATTCAGATTAAAGACAATATCAATACAAATACAACTTATAATTTAACTAAGAGTGGTAATACAATTACTCTCAAGGGTAGCGATGGTAGTACATTTAATGTTACAGATTCAAATACTGTATATGGCAATGCTACTGCCAATGCCGCAGGTCTTATGTCTGCCGCAGACAAGGCTAAACTTGACGGTATTGCCACAAATTCAAATCATGTTGCCGTTGATGCAGAACTTTCTACTACTTCAACGAATCCTGTACAGAATAAGGTCATTAAATCTGCACTTGACGGCAAGTCTAATACAGGCCATACTCATGATGATAGGTATTATACTGAGAGCGAAATCAATACAAAGCTGAATGCAAAAGCTAATTCAAGCCACACACATACAAAGGCTCAGATTACAGACTTTCCCACTAGCATGCCAGCAAGTGATGTGTATGCTTGGGCAAAAGCTGCTTCTAAACCAAGCTATACTATCAGTGAAGTTAGTGGTAATCTTCCTGCTTCGCGCATTAGTGGTACAATTGCTGCTGCAAACCTCCCAAGCTATGTTGATGACGTTTTAGAATATGCGTCTCTATCTAAGTTCCCAACAACGGGTGAATCTGGCAAGATTTATACTGCTTTAGATACAAATAAAATTTATCGTTGGAGTGGTAGTGCATATGTTGTAATTTCTGAAACTGTTGCACTTGGTACAACTCATTCTAGTGCTGGTTATGGCGACGAATCTCGTGCTGCGTATAATCACTCGACTAAGACAAGTGGTAATCCGCACCATGTTACAAAGACTGATGTAGGTCTTGGTAATGTTGATAATACTGCTGACTCTGCAAAATCAGTAAAGTACGCTACTAGCGCTGGCTCGGCAGGTTCCGTGGCTTGGAGTAACGTATCAGGAAGACCTTCCTCCATGCCAGCAAGTGATGTGTATGCTTGGGCAAAAGCTGCTTCTAAACCAAGCTATACTATCAGTGAAGTTAGTGGTAATCTTCCTGCTTCGCGCATTAGTGGTACAATTGCTGCTGCAAACCTCCCAAGCTATGTTGATGACGTTTTAGAATATGCGTCTCTATCTAAGTTCCCAACAACGGGTGAATCTGGCAAGATTTATACTGCTTTAGATACAAATAAAATTTATCGTTGGAGTGGTAGTGCATATGTTGTAATTTCTGAAACTGTTGCACTTGGTACAACTCATTCTAGTGCTGGTTATGGCGACGAATCTCGTGCTGCGTATAATCACTCGACTAAGACAAGTGGTAATCCGCACCATGTTACAAAGACTGATGTAGGTCTTGGTAATGTTGATAATACTGCTGACTCTGCAAAATCAGTAAAGTACGCTACTAGCGCTGGCTCGGCAGGTTC